TATGGTGCTCAGAATAAATGGAAGGAAACGGGTATTTGTGTGGAAGGGCCTACGGATGTTTGGAGGATGGGAAGCAATTCTTTTGCAGTCAGCGGAATAAAATATAAACCTAGTCAAGTGCGTCAAATCAAAAAGCAATTTAAAAGGGTTGCCGTATTATTCGACAGTGACCCTCAGGCAATCATACAAGCTAATAAACTGGTGGCGGATTTAAAGTTTAGAGGTGTAGATAGCTTTAGAGTAGATATCGAAGGAGACCCGGGCGGATTAAGTCAAAAAGAGGCGGATTATTTAGTTAAACAAATACTTTAAAATTATGGAAAATGAAGTAAATTTATTACTCGAGGATTTAAAAAAGGAATTAGTAAAAAAATATAATTCCGTAGTGATACGTAAAGAGGGGGATCCTGCTTATTGGATCATAACTATTGAAATATTGCCTTCCCTTCGCTTTAATTGGCAATTTGAATATGGGCGGTGTCATGCTTCCAAAAAAATGCTGCCACCATGTGAATGGTGTATCAAGGAATTTGAGGAACATTTATCCAAAATGAAATTGAGATACGGTATAATTTAAAAAGTTTTTTTTATAAATTATTTTACATAAATTTACAATTCAATAAATTAAAAATTACAAGTATGAAAAAAGTAATTGGGATTCTCCTTTTGTTGTTTTTCTCGGCTTTAGTATTTCCGCAGTTTGCGGAATCTCCGCCTAGCGTAAAACAGGAAACTGGATTGAGTATTACACAGGAAACGGGAGTGGTTATGCCTGTGTACGTTGTCGAGCGTTTGCCGATAAATTTTGTAGGAATTGCATGTTCCACTGGTGGCATGCAAAGTGGGTATCTAATTAAACAAAATTCAAAACCCATTTTCATTTACTGTGCCAATTTTAGATATAAAGATAGGTGGGTAAATGTCTATAATAAAATAACGTGGTACGGTACTAATACGAAAACCAAGCAAACTTTAGAGCGAACGGAAGCGTGGTGTTAAGTCTATTAAAAAAAATTACATCAATGTAACGCTAATATTTTTAATATGTTAGCGTTATTTTTTACCCTTTTAGTTGCGTAATTCAATTGAATTTTATATTTTTGAATCTGCAAAGATTAAATGCACTTACCGACATATATGCACTTAATTTGGGTTAATTAAGATTGAAATTTAAGCCTTTAGAGAGTACCTTTGTCGGAGGGGAAATCTAAAGGCTTTTTTAATACTGTAAATTATGCAAATTACCACACTACTCGCCCAAGGAAATTGGGTATTCGCACACAAATCCTTAATAAAAAAATATGGCTCGGATACTGCTATATTGGTTGGTTATTTGTGTTCACAACAAGAACAATACCAAGATTGGTTTTACTGTACTTATGAAAAGATTGAGGAGGATTTGGGAATCAAAAAATACACTATTAGGAAATGTATGCAACAGTTAATGGAAGATGATATTTTACTCTCAAAAAGAGAGGGGTTACCTTCTAAAGTTTTTTACTTACTGGACAATGATTCCTTAATACAAGTGTTTGAAAATGAGAGTACCCTGGAAGCCCAAAACCACTTAGGGCTAGCCCTATCGAAAACTAAAGGGCTAGCGGTATCGAAAACTAAAGGGCATTATATATTAAGTAAGAATATATTAAATAATAAAAAAGAAAAAATTACAAAAAAGAATTTCACTCGAACCAAAAAAACAATACCTCCATTTTATAAAAAATATTCATTCTTTAAGGATGAATTTTCCCATATTTGGTTTAAAGAATACCTTCCAATGAAAGTTAAAAAGAAAGCTTCCATAAATCCTGAAAGACTTTCCAAACAATTAGACAAAATACAAACATTCTCCAATAATAATTACTCCAAAGCTCTCACCATTCTGGAAAACAGTGTAAACGCTGGCTGGACGGATTTCTATGAATTGAAAGACAAACCAACTTATAATAAACCCACATTCACTAATAGGACGGGTGTCACTGAGACATACGGAAAAGGACGTGTTGAATCATTTTAAATTATAAAATTATGAAAACCCAAAGAATTATTCCCATTGAAATAATGGAAGCCAATGAGCAAAGATGGCATGAAACGAAAAAACCAGAGCTTTTAAAAATGCTTAGAAAAGCAGATGAAAGAATATACCAAGTAATCATTTCAAACACTTTCACCCCTTTTAAAGAGGAATTAGGAAGCTGTTTTATATACGGAAATGCAGGGGTTGGTAAGTCAGTGAATGTCGCCTGGCGCATGCTTGAATGGAGCAGATTGAAAAGCAGGAATGGAAAAATTTATAACAATGCTTTATTTACCACAGTAGGTGAGTTATTACAGGAAATTAAAGACAGTTTTAAACCTAGTTATGTTGTGAGCACCGACGAAACAGAATCCGAAATAATTCTAAAATACAAAAACATTGATTTGTTGGTATTGGATGATTTTGGAGCAGAAAAAAGCACGGATTGGAATTACTCCGTACTTTACCTTATAATCAATTACCGGTATGCTCAGTTAAAACCAACTATGTACACCTCCAATTTTGATTTGGATGCAATTGCAGAAAAGCTAGGGGATTCAAGAATTACAAGTAGGATAAACCACGATTGCGGAAAGAATGTTATTTTTGTAAACAGCAAATCCAAACGAATTTAATTTCCATAGCGTTTTAAGCTCTCAAAATTAGAAAATAATACAAGTGCTAAGAAATAACAATAAAATTTAAAAGGTGATTGTTTCCTCAATCGGAAAATTACATTTAACAACTGATTTAATTTACAAACTATGATTGAACGCAAAATAATAATAGGATTAATTACTTCCACTGATTACTTGAAAAAAATAAGACCTATTTGGGATTCAATGTTAATAGAAAGTTCCACCGCTCGAATGTTAGCAGGCTGGGCAATTTCACATTTTGATAAATATGGAAAAGCTGCTAATAAGGAAATGGAAACTATCTTTTTTCAGAAAGCAAAAGAGGGATTGGATAAAGATATTGCGGAGGAAATAGAGGAGGATATTTTACCCGATTTATCGGACGAGTTTGTAAATGAGGATTTTGATTTGGATTATCTAGTATCTGAAACATACGGATATTTAAAATCTAGGCAATTATTACAACTATCAGAACAAATCAATAATTTACTGGATAAAGGAAAAGGGAATTTTGAGGAAAGATTGAAAGAGGCTGAGGAATTACGAGCTAATTTTAAACCGATTAATTCGGCAGGTGATGAAAGTATAGACTTATCCACTGAGGATGCTCTAAAAGCGATTAAAAAGGCATTTAAAGAGACAAACACGCCTTTAATAAGATTCCCAAAACAATTAGGACAGTTTTTAAATTCTCAATTTGTAAGAGGTGGGTTTATTTCTTTCTTAGCTCCCGAAAAAAGAGGAAAAACATTCTTACTTTTGGAAATTGCTTTAAGAGGTTCCCGGCAGCGCAATAAAATAGCATTTTTCCAGGCGGGAGATATGAATGAGGCAGAGCAACTAAAGAGGATCGGTGTTTACTTACTTAAAAGGAGTAATTTGGAAAAATATTGTGAGGAACATTATGAGCCTGTAAGAGACTGCATCCATTCACAGTTGGACGATTGTCACAGAGAGGAAAGGGAATGCAATTTTACACCCTTTGAAGATCCCAGAGAGGAAGTAATTCGATTAATTACCATGAAAGAGCTTTCGGAATTGCATAAGTCGGCATACGATTATAAACCTTGCTCGAATTGTAAAGAGTACGACACTAGGAAATTTGGAGTACCTTGGGTTAAAAAGATTGAGAAAACGGAACCTATAGAGGTACAGGAAGTTGAGGCGGCGGTAATTAAATTTTTCCATCGTAATAAAAGACGGTTTAAACTTAGTACACATGCAAATGGTACTTTGTCAGTTAAAATGATTGAGCAACAATTGGACACTTGGGAAAGTGCGGATGGATTTATTCCTGATGTGATTGTAATAGATTATGCGGACCTACTAGTCCCTAGTTTTTCTACTGAGTTTAGACACCAACAAAATCAGATTTGGAAAGATTTACGGAGGTTATCACAAACAAAAAGAGGGGGAAAATTGCCATTAGTGATTTCACCTACTCAGGCGGATGCAAAAGCTTATAGGACTAACTTACTACAATTGGATAACTTTTCAGAGGATAAAAGAAAGTACGCCCATGTTACTGCTATGTATGGGATGAACCAGGACCCTTTAGGAAGGGAAAAGGCTTTGGGATTGTTGCGCTTAAATGAGTTAATAATAAGGGAAGGAGATTACAGCGTAAAAAATACAGTTACCTTACTACAGAACCTAAGAAAAGGTAGGCCTTTACTAGGAAGTTACTTTTAAAAAATAATTTTTAAAATATTTTTTAATATGTTTTTTTATTATAGCTTTGTTACTCTATATCATTTTTATACACCAAAAGAAAGGAGAAGTTTACAATGTATTACTAATTATTAAAAATTACGACACACATTTAAAAGCTCTCATGGCGGGAGCTTTTATTAACTTAAAAAATTTCAGTATTAATCTAAATATAAAATCAAATGTTTACAATTAGTAAAGAGTTTCATTTCAGTGCCAGCCACTCTTTAAAAGGCTTAGCTGAGGATCATCCTTGTACAAGGCTACATGGGCATAATTATGTGGTAAAAGTTGAGTTTTCAAATGCTGTATTAAACGCCGTGGGATTTGTGGTAGACTACAGAGAATCCGACAAAATTAAAAATTGGATAGATACACATTTAGACCATAAACATTTAAATGATGTTTTAAACTTTAATCCCACCGCGGAATATATGGCTCAATATTTTTACGTAAAGTTTAAGGACCTAATGTGGCAAGTGAGTGCGGTGGAAGTATCGGAAACTCCTAAAACCAATGCGAGATATGAGCCCTAAAACATTAATAGCCGCCAATCCTACATTCGAGAAAGAATTGGATATGGATAATGATTATGTAGGTCATTTGGAGGTTTCGGAGTTTTTTTGTGATACAATACAGGGAGAAAATTTTGTAGGGTTTCCTTCTGCTTTTTTGCGGTTACAACATTGCACTTTAAATTGTGTTTGGTGTGATTCTCAGGAAGTTTGGAAATTTGGGAATCCATATTCATTTGCCGAGTTATTCAAATTGATGGAAGATCCTGAATTTGATTTAATATGGAAACTTAGAGAGGGTCAACATTTAGTACTGACCGGGGGCAGCCCTTTGAAGCAACAAATGGAGCTAATTAAATTTATAGAGGCATTTATTGATAGATATTCTTTCAAACCTTTCATTGAAATTGAAAATGAATGTACATTAATGCCTTCACCTTTCCTTGCTCAGTATATAGATTGCTGGAATAATAGTCCAAAACTATCTAATTCGGGTAATCCTATGCGGTCTCAACATATTCCCAGAATAATTGAGCGTGTTTCTAAATTAAAAAATAGTTGGTTTAAATTTGTGGTTAGCTCACAAAAAGACTGGGAGGAAATTGAAACTCTGTTTTTGTCTACTCGTTTAATCCATAAAAAGCAGGTGGTTTTAATGCCATTGGGGGAAACTAGGGAGGAAATTGAAAAGAATAGGGAGATTGTTTTGGATATTGCAATTAATAACAATGTCCGCTATACTACTAGGGAGCATGTTATTATTTGGGATAAAAAAACAGGCGTGTAAAAAATATTTTAAAAATAATTGTAAAAATATTTTTTTATGTGGAAGGAAACTGTTTACTTTGAAATGTCAAAAGCAAAAAGCCTAGACAAAATTTAAAAACAAATAAATTGTTTAATCATAAAAATTAAAAAAATGAAAGACGTAAAATTAAATGACTTGAAAAAAGCAGGTAAGGAATTAAATGCTTTATTATTTGACCCAAAAGATGCGGACCAAATTGATGTTAAATTGGGTGCGGCAGAATTATCCACCGCAATTTTAGAGGCTTCAGAATTATTGACGGACGACGACGACGAGGACCTCACCCCACTTGTTAAAAATGTCATTGCTGCTTTAAAAGAAAATGCAGAGGAAGCCGGTGCTGAAGAGGAGGAGAATGAGGAAGAGGAGAATGAGGAAGAGACTGAAGAGGAGGAAGAAAGTGAAGAGGAGGAGGCGTTATCTTTGAAGGAACAAATTGAGGAAGCTATCACAATTTCCGATTTAAAGGAAATTATTAAAAATAATGAGGAATTTGCTTCATTGCGTAAAACTGTAAAAGGGAAATTCAATTTGGATGATTTAGTTTCCGAAATGATGGCAATAATTGAGCCTAAGAAAGCAAAAACTACAGGTAAAAAAGAAACTGTGAAAGAACCTGTAAAAGAAACCAAAAAAGAGGTGGCTCCTGTTGCTAAAAAAGAAACAGCAAAGACAACCCCTGCAAAAGCTGAAAAGCCTAAGAAAATTGTTGGCGCTGCAAAAGTAACTACAGCGGACCGCATCGCATTTATTGCGCCATTCATTGCAAAAGCAAAATACAATAAAAAAGAGTTATTGGAAATGATGGTTGAAAAATGGCCAGACATGCCAATCGGAGGGCATCAAGTAATCCTTACGGATTGTAAAAATCCAAAATATAACAAGTTTGAAAAGCTTGTGGTGTCGAATGAGGTAGGAGTATTTTCTTTCAAAAAGTAATCAGTTGAAAAAAATTGTGATAGGATTGAGTGGCGGAATGGATTCCGCTACTCTTTTGGGCTTTTTACTAGAGCAAGGCTATGAGGTACATTGTTGCGTGTTTAATTACGGCTCCAAGCATAATGCCTACGAAAATAAAGCCGCTTTGGATGTAGCTGAGTACTACAAAAAGAATTTAAGTCCTGTATTTGTGACTGTATTTGATTTGCGGGAAGTATTTAAGCCCTTTGAATCAAATCTACTTTTAAGTGGAGGAGAAATTCCAGAAGGTCATTATGCAGATGAAAACATGAAAAAAACAGTGGTTCCCGGGCGAAATATGATTTTTGCAGCTATTATGGCAGGTATTGCCGAAAGCATACAAGCGGAAGCAATTGCGCTGGGTGTTCATTCTGGAGACCATTCAATTTATCCAGATTGTAGACCCGAATTTATAAAGGCTCTGGATACTGTGATTTTTTTATCTTCAGATAAAAAAGTGCAAGTGTTGACTCCATTTATAACTGACAACAAAACAAGTATTTTGGAGTATGGTTATAATTATACAGCGTTCACAGTGCCTTACCATTTAACAAGGACTTGTTATAAGGACCAAGCTATAGCATGTGGTAAGTGCGGCAGTTGTGTTGAACGTTTAGAGGCTTTTGCAAATATTAATCAAACTGATCCTGTGCCTTATGCAAAATAGTGAAAATCCAGTTTTGAAGGCAATACTTTCAAACATTATCGAAAAAATTGGAGAGAATCCAGAAAGGGAAGGTTTATTAGCTACTCCCAGGCGTGTAATTAAGTCATGGGATGAAATTTATTCAGGCTACTCGAAAAATCCTGAGGATGTTCTAACTACATTTAGTGCTGAAGGTTATGACCAAATCATACTTTTAAAGGATATTGAGTTTTATTCCATGTGTGAGCATCATATGCTACCATTTTTTGGTAAAGCTCATATTGCGTATATTCCTGATACTAAAATTATTGGTATTTCTAAGCTTGCGAGACTGTTGGAAATATACGCTCGTAGGATGCAAATACAAGAAAGGATTGGTGAACAGGTTACAAGTGCATTGATGGATCATTTGAAGCCGTTAGGTGCTGCTTGTATTATTGAGGCTGGTCATATGTGTATGAGGATGCGCGGTGCTTCCAAACAGGAAAGCACTATGGTAACATCAAGTATGAAAGGTGTTTTTATGACCGATGCAAGTGCAAAGGCTGAGTTAATGCAATTAATAAAATAAAATATGGCAAAGGGAGATAGTTTTGATAAAATAGTAGATAGCTATTTTTCAGTAGTTACAAAGCAGGCATTTACTTATAAAGGGAAAATGTATATGCCTAAACCACTTATGGTGAGTCCTTTATTATTTAGAGGATTTGAGTGCCCGGAAAAGTGCGGGGCATGCTGTCTAAAATTTAGTTTAGATTATCTCCCTACTTCCATACTCCCTTATGAGATGCCTCCCAGAAAAATAATTTTCAATGGGAGACGTGTTCTTTTATATTCTGATTTACAAAAAGAAAATACTGGACACCAATGCAAACATTTAAAAAAAGACGGTAGGTGTGGTATTCATAAAAAGCACCCTTTTAGTTGTGATTTTGAGCTAATTAGGACCCTTTCTTTTGCAAGTACTACGCATCCTAACTTAATTACCCAAAAGCTATATGGAAGAGGATGGAATATGCTAAGAATAGATGGAGAAAGAGGTGCTTTGTGTACAATGACAGCGCCAGACCTGGAAAGCATTTCCGAAGTTATCAGAAAGCTAAAAATGTTAGAAAATTGGTGTAATCATTTTAAATTACAAAATAAGTGCTCAGACATTATCAAATGGGTTGAGGAGGTTACTCCTTTTGTTTTAAAAAATTATCCTATTAAATCTATTGAAATATGAAAAAAGACAACGTAAAGAACCTCATAAATTTAGGTTCCAAAAAAACAGTGTACCAATATAATAATCCGGGAAGTCATTTACTGGAAGTATTCGACAATCAATTTCCACATAGGAAATACCGTACGGAATTTGTGTTCAATGAGTTTACAAGCTTATGCCCAAAAACACACCAACCTGATTTTGCCACAATCTCTTTAGAGTACTGCCCAAAAGATAAATGTATTGAAACTAAAAGCCTTAAGATTTATTATTTGGCATTCAGAAATGAAGGTGCATTTATGGAAACTATTACCAATCAAATTTTGGAGGATTGCGTAAAAGTATGTGATCCACATTGGATGAGAGTTACCGCCAATTTTAATGCAAGAGGTGGTACATTGATAAATGTAATAGCCTCTTATCCTGAAAGGTAATGAAAGCCATTAAATTATACTTTGCAGGGGATTGGAGTGCGATTGAGGACACTAATAGGAACAAAATTACATGTGACGTTTCAAATAGGTTAGTTTCTTTCGCTTACCCAAAACTTTTCAAAGATTGGATGGCTATTTCAAATAAAGAAAAAGGCTCCATTATTGTAGATAGTGGAGCCTTTTCGGCTTGGAATAAAGGCTCAGTGATTGACATTACCTCTTATATTGAATACAGTTTGAAAGCAATTGAGGAGGGGAAAGTAAGTAATAAGGATATTCACATTGTTAATTTGGACGTTATTCCAGGGAAAGCTGGTGAAACAAAGAACCTACAGAAATTTACAAATACAGCCAATAAGGATTTAATTAATAAAGCTGCCAAAGAAGGCTTTACGAATCTAAAAAAGATGGTGGCGGCAAACATTAAACCCATACATGTATTTCATCAAGGAGAGGAATGGAAATGGTTGGAAAGAATGATACAATACACTGACTATATTGGAATTTCTCCCGCAAATGATATGCCGCCAGCCTCTAAAAAACAATGGATTCATTCTGTATTTACCTATTTGGAAAAAAATAGTATTGATGTGAAAACCCACGGGTTTGCAGTTGCTTCCACTTCATTATTGAGGGACTTCCCTTGGACCTCATGCGATGCCGCAAGCTGGAGGCTCTCGGCGGCTACAGGTTCTATTTATTACCCATTAGGAGGCTTTTCCAGTTCGGATTATACTAAAATGGAAGTTATCTACATTGCAAATACAAAAGGGAATGTAATCCCAAAAAAGATTGAAAACATACTAAAAAAAGACGGATACAGCATTGAATCCTTGCAAACGTTTGGAGCTCGTGCAATGTTTAATATTCGCTTTTTTTTAGGACTTGAAAAACACATAAATGAACAAAAACAAAACAAAGATTTTTTACCTCGTACAACTTTAAATTTATAATTATGAAAATTAACAAAGAGATTTTGCAGAAAGCTTTAGAAACAGTAAAGCCCGGGTTATCTAATAAGGAAATGATTGAACAATCCACTTCCTTTTGTTTTTTAAATGGTAGAGTAATCACCTATAATGATGAAATAAGTATTTCTATGCCTATCTCTGAATTAGAATTGGAGGGAGCTGTAAATGCCAACGAGTTTTACTCATTTGTAAACAAAGTACAGGTAGAGGAATTAGATTTGGAGGTTGTGGAAAATGAATTGATTTGCAGGGCTGGAAAATCTAAAGCGGGTTTGATTTTACAATCAGAAATAAAATTACCAATTAGTGAAATTGGAGAAATAACAAAATGGAAAGCTTTACCAATGCAATTTTTAAAGGCTATTTCATTTACAATGGGAGCAACTTCCCGGGATATGTCTAGGCCTATTCTTACATGTGTTCACATTAACAAAGAAACAATAGAGGCGGCGGATAACTATAGATTGGCTATATACACGCTCGAAAAACCCATTCCAATCTCTGAATTTCTTTTGCCAGCAAATAGTTGTGGGAATGTACTGAAATTTCAACCTACTGAGATTGCGGAAGGAAAAGGATGGGTACATTTTAAAAACAAAGATAAGGCAGTATTGAGCTGCCGCATATTTGAGGAAAAATATGTGAATTTAAAATCCATTGCAGCAATTGAGGGAGAGGATTTAATATTTCCTAAAGAACTTAGCACTATTTTGGACCGTGCCGGAATTTTCTCAAAGAGAGACAGTATTTTAGATGAAACGGTGACAATAACTTTAGAAAGTGGAAAATTACAAGTGCAAAGCACTTCGGCGAGTGGTTGGTTTACTGAGAAAGCAAAAACAGAATACAAAGGAGAATCTTTGGAATTTAAAATCACACCCTACCTTTTAAAGGATATTATTTCAGAAAAAAACACCTGTAAAATTTCTAATAAACGTTTGATGTTTGAAGGCGATGGTTGGATTTATATAACCATGTTAAAATCATAAGTATGGAAGGATTCTTTTCTAAAAAAGAGACGGAAAGCACAACCCGCCCAGATGGAAAAACATACTCATGTGTAAGTTGTGGGTTATATAAGGACTGTAATTCGCCAAAATTAGCCGTTTCCGGCGGTTTTAAGCGTGGAATTTTGAATATTGGTAGTATGCCATCGGATACGGAAGATAGACGCGGAAAACCCTTTCAAAGTAAGTATGGGAGATTACTAGAGGAAACCTATCACACGCTTGGAATTGATTTATGGGAGGATTGTTTAAATACATATGCCATAAAATGCGCACCTAAACAAGCACCTACTCCGTACCAATTGGATTGCTGTAGGAAATACCTTTTAAAAGTGATAGAGGAATACAAGCCTAAAGTTATTGTAGTATTTGGTGAGGAAGCTCTTTACAGTATTTTAGGGAAAAGGTGGAAAAATAGTTTGGGCAATATTGAAAAATGGCAAGGGTTTCAAATTCCAGATCAGGACTTACTCGCATACATTTGTCCAACATTTAGTTTGGAAACTGCTTGGGAAGCTCCATACAAAATTGAAAAATTATTATTCAAAGAGGATTTGAAAAAAGCGGTTGCAGTTTCAAAATTTACATTTCCAAAATACAAAGAGCCTAAAATCACTTATTTAGAGGATGATTTGTCAGTTTTAAATACTATTAAAACGGGTATTATTGCCTTTGACTATGAGACTACTGGGCTAAAACCTCATGCAGCAGGCCATAAGATTAAGTGCGCCTCTGTAGCTATTAATGAGGATACCGTATATAGCTTTATAATGCCAGATACAAAGCAGATGCGGAAGCCCTTTACTGACTTACTGCAAAATAAAATGATTGGGAAAATAGCTCAAAACATGAAATTTGAGGATACATGGACTAAAGAGCGTCTTAAAATCCCTGTAAATAATTGGGTGTATGATACGATGTTGGCAACACATATAGTGGATAATAGGTCAGATATTACAGGCTTAAAATTCCAAACATATGTTCAATTTGGTGTGGTCGATTATGCTGGTGAGGTCGCTCCTTACTTAAAGGCTGTAGATGATGGAAATGGAAATTCTATCAATAGAATTGAGGAATTACTGGAGAAACCGAACGGTAAGGAACTTGTTTTAAAGTATTGTGCCTTAGATTCTATTTTTGAATATAGGTTGGCTATGCTTACTAAAAAAAGCATGTTAGGGACACAGGGAGAAAGTGTAATTTCTCCCATAAATAGTAATTTTCCAGCCGCCTATAATTTGCTTCATAATGGAATTATTGCGCTTGCAAAAGCAGAAAGACAGGGCCTAAGAATTGATACTGAATACGCCGAACGTAAAAAAATGGAATTAACAGCTCAAATAACAGAATTAGAAACTAATATTTTTGCCTCTAATTTCTACAAACGTTGGCAGCATTCTGCAAAAACAAAGGTAAATTTGAATAGCGGCCCGATGTTAGGAAATTATTTGTATAACATACGAAAATTAACGCCTCCCAAACTTACTGATACTGGAAAAGGCAGCACGGATGACGAGGCATTAAAAATGTTAAAAATTCCAGAATTGGATTGGATTGTTGAGCGTTCAAAGTTGAAAAAAGTAAGAGATACATATTTGGAAGCTTTCATAAGGGAACAGGTAAAAGAGTATCTACATCCATTTTTCAATTTACACTTAGCTAGGACCTACCGAAGTTCTTCCAGTAACCCTAACTTTCAAAACATTCCTAAAAGGGATAAGGTGGCTATGGATACAGTTCGGAGAGCAATATACCCACGTCCTGGAAATCAGTTATTGGAAATGGACTTTAGTGGGATTGAGGTCGCTATTGCCGCAGCGTATCACAAGGACCCAACAATGATAAAATACATTACGGATCCTCTTTCTGATATGCACGGAGATATGGCTAAACAAATCTTTATTATTAAGGATTTCGATAAACATAAAAGCGACCATAAAACACTCAGAGCGGCGGCTAAAAATGGATTTGTCTTTCCTCAATTTTATGGTGATTATTATAAAAATAATGCTGACAGTATTTGCGGCAGTTGGGTAGAGCTTCCACAAAGTACGTGGACTAAAGATATGGGCATGAAAATGAAGGATGGGACAACTTTAGGAAGTCATTTAATTAAATCGGGAATAAAGAGTTACGACCAATTTTGTGAGCATGTAAAAAGGATTGAAAAGGATTTTTGGGAAAATAGGTTTCCTGTTTACAACAAATGGAAAAAAAGTCATTACGAGGCATATTTAAAAAACGGTTATATCAGTTTAAAAACGGGGTTTGTTTGTAAAGGCGTTATGTCTTTTAATGATGTGAGTAATTACCCCGTACAAGGCGCCGCTTTTCATTGCTTGCTTTGGACGTTTACTGCATTAACTGATTGGTTAGAGGAAAAAGGGTATAAAACAAAGTTAGTTGGGCAAATTCATGATGCACTGGTTTTAGACGTTTACCCTCCTGAGTTAGAATCCGTGTATTTACAAATTCAACGCCTAGCAACAATTGAACTCCCAAAAGCGTTCAGTTGGATTAATGTCCCATTGGCGATTGAGGCAGAACTATGCCCTATTAATAGCAGTTGGGCGGATAAAAATGAATACACACTTTCGGCGGATGATTTACCTTTTTAACTTTTTTAAAAATAAATTTAAAAAGTATTGTTTTATTATTTTTTTATATTAATTTTACAATTATTAAAAAATATTAATCTATGAGTTTATACCATACATACAGACCTGATTCCTTAGAAGGAATTAAAGGTAATACTGAGATTGTAAGTACTTTACAAGGCTTATTGAATGATAGAGAAAAAATGCCGCGTGTTTACTTATTTCATGGAGAAAGTGGATGCGGGAAAACTACTTTTGGGCGCATTATAAAAAATGCGCTGAATGTGTCGGATAATGACTACCAAGAAATAAATTCCTCGGAAATGCGAGGGATTGACACAGTTAGGGAAATAAGCAAAAATTGCAATTATATGCCCATCGAAAGTGACTACAGGATATATTTGATAGACGAATGCCACAAAATGACAAACGACGCCCAAAACGCTTTTTTAAAACCGCTTGAGGACACACCTTCGCATGTCATTTTTATTCTTTGTACCACAGAACCTGAAAAACTTATAAAAGCAATCAGGGGTCGGTGTCAACAATTTCAAGTGAAACCCCTTACCGATAGTGAAATGAAAAGACTACTAAGGGGTATTGTCAGAGGGGAAAAGGACGTTTTAGAGGAAGAGGTTTACACTCAAATAATTAATGATTCAAATGGGCAGCCTAGAAATGCTTTGCAGATTTTGGAACAGGTCTTAAACACTGAAGGTTCTAAACGTCTGGAAGTTGCTAAACAAACCGCCCGAATAACCTCCGAAAGTATTGAACTTTGTAGGCAATTATTAAATAACAGTAATTGGAAACAAATCAGTACTATTTTAGAAGGTTTGAAGGGACAGGACGCGGAAGGAATTAGACGCCATGTTTTAGGATATACCCAATCAGTACTTTTGAAAGCGGACAACATGAAAGCAGGTTTAATAATGGAGGAATTTATTGAACCATTTTACCATACAGGGTTTCCGCAATTAGTACTTGCATGTTACACCGTTGTTAAAAATAGTTAGTCATGAATTTAGTTTTAAGAGACGTTTTGAGCCTTTTGTTTATTCTGCTAATTGTATTGGCAATGAGTATCCGGATTTATGTTTATTTACACTCTCATAAAAAAGAGGATTTAAGTGCGCCAATTGAAATGCTGCAAACTGAATTAAATATCCTGCAAAGAGCTAAGGATAAATCTATTGAAAGTTATAATAAAGGATTGCTTAATTTAGAAACTCATAAAATCCACATGACTAATTTAGAACCTAAAATAATTCAGTTTGAATCGGCTATTAAAAAATTAAACAAATGACAAAACAGGAAGCCAAAGAGGCTATGCGAAAAGGTAAAAAAGTTACTCATGTATATTTTACACCCGAGGAATGGGTAACATTAAAAGGACATGATTCTATTTTACTGGAGGACGGTGTAAATTGTTCAGAATCTGAATTTTGGAGATGGAGAGTAGATCCCATGTTTGATACAGGTTGGGAAATTTGGAAACCTAAAAAATAAATAAAATGGATTACGAAAAGGACATAAAAATTGATGAAACGGCACTGGATGTGGAGTGGTTAAATCAGCCATTACTAGCTGTTAAGTATGGTAAATATTATGCTGAATGTTTCAAGGAATTGCAACAAACAGAGGAAAATATTAAGGTCATTAGAGCTGAATTGATTAAAAAAATCAATGACAATCCTGAACTTTATTTGGGAGATGGAGTAAAACCAACGGGCCCAAATGTGGAAGCATGCTACAGAAATCACAAGGACCATAAGAGAGCAAAAGAGGAATGGATTGAGGCACAGTATAATCTTAATATTGCTTCCGCTGCCAAATCGGAAATTAGCTTCAGTAGAAAGTCAGCTTTGGAAAACCTTGTTATTCTGCATGGGCAAAATTATTTTGCAGGGCCAAAAATGCCAAGGGATTTATCTTTTGAAGCACAAAAACAAGAATTGCAAAAAAAATCAGATATCAGTGTAGGTAAAAAATTAATGAGGAGGACAAAGTAATGAAACAGAAATTTTTAAATAAGTGTAGCAAAGCGCAATTAAGGCTAATTTGTGCAAACATTAATGCCTCTGACAGTGAAAAGACCTTATTAGGTAAATTTGAAAAACAAAATAAGGATGAATTGATTAAAAAATTAAGTCAATTCGCCTATGAAAGACTTACAAACACTCTAAAAAAATTAGAGCAGGTTCCATTTAAATAAATTCAGGAACTTTTTTATAATAGTGAATAACTTAAAAAGCAAAAGATGGCAAAAAAGCAAAAAACCTCAGCATTCAGAGGAAAAGTTGGAAGAGACGCTGGCAAGCAAAAAAACGCCGGTTCTAGTTATGGGTATCTAAAACTACCGAAGGGTGTCAGTGTGTACACTCCTACACCAGGTAATAGGGAAAAATTTGACATTGTTCCTTATATCATAAACGTAGATAATCATCCTAGAAAGGATGAGGAATACGAAATTGCATTAAAAGGAGGAATTTGGTATTGTCGCCCATTCAAAACACATAGAGGAGTAGGCGCGGAAAATGATACTGTAGTTTGTTTAACATCATTCGGCAAAAAATGTCCTATTTGTGAGTATCGCAAAAAGAGAGCTAAAGAAGGTGCCGACAAGGACGAGCTAAAAGCGTACAATACCAGTAACCGTAATTTATACGCTGTTATCCCGAAAGGTATTAAAGGAAAAGCTGAGGAATTACACATTTTTGACATGTCGCAATTCTTATTCCAAGACCTTTTAAATGAAGAGGTAAGCGAAAATGAGGAATATGAGGGATTTGCAGAATTAGAAGGTGGATTTACCTTGCAAGTACGTTGGAGAGAGGAATCTTTTGCAGGCAACAAATATGCCGAAGCTGGAAAAATTGAGTTTCTAAAAAGGGATTATGAGTACGACACTGAATTTTTAGAGGAAGTTCCTTGCCTGGATGAAGTTTTAACAGAATTAAGCTACTCAGCATTGGAGGCAAAATTCTTAGAAATGGAGCACGAAAGTGAGGAGGAGGAAGAGACTGAAGAGGAAGAGGAAGAGGAAAAACCACGCTCTAAATCGCATACAAAACCGGTTTCAAAGAAATCCCATAAAAAAGAGGAAGAGGAGGAGACTGAAGAGGAAGAAGAGGAAGCCTCTAAACCTACTCGAAAAACCAAAGTAAAATTAACCTGGGCAGATTTATCCGACATGGATGAAACTGAATTGGGAGAGGTCGTAGAAAAGAATAATTTGGATATTGATTCGGATGATTTTTCAGAGGAGGATTTGCGCAATACGATTGCAGAGGAAATGGGAATTGAAATCCCTAAAAAAGCAAGCAGTAAAAAAGAAACAAAAAAAGAACCTGTAAAAGAAACTCCCAATAAAACAGGTGGAAAAGAAAAATGTCCAAGTGGTCACAAATTCGGTGTAGATACCGACGACCACAAAGAATGTGATTCATGCAAATTATGGGATAAATGTATTGAAAAAAAGGAGGAATAAAAAATGACAATGTTCAGCAGGAAAAAACAAGAAGGAAACAAGGATAGTAAGTTTACGGGGGCTCATTTGCCCCTGTTACTTAATTCCTACTTGACTTTGTACTCTTTAGTAAAAGAGACACCAAAATCCACTATTTTATTAAATAGCCTGGAAGTATGGAAAAAAGAGCAAATTAAAGATACACCAGAGGAATCTTTAATTACGTTAATCATTAACGATATTGCCAAGAGCTACAAACCTACAAATTCACCAAACAGTAAAACAGTGTTTTTGGAAAAGGTACAATTGGAACTTAACAAAAAGGGAGTGGAGCAAAGAGTTATTGATTTAATTTTAATCGGCGTAGTAAATGGAACGGACTAAGAAAAAATCTTTGGCCTCACAAATGAAAGCAAATTCCAAAAGAGTTTCAAGTACTGAGATGGTTTATAAGGAAAGTAATAAACTAACTGTAAGCACTGGAAGCACTCTTTTGGATTTAGCGATTAGCGGGAAAATAAAAAGAGGAGGTGGTGTGCAAGGCGGTATTTTGCTGGAAGCATTCGGTCCCGAAGGTAGCGGAAAAACTGTGTTACTATGTGAATTGGGTGGCGCTATTCAGAGAGTAGGTGGGGATGTTCAGTTTAATGATCCAGAGGCTCGCCTTAATAAAGTATTCGCACGAATACACGATTTGGATATGGATAACTTAACTATTGAGGAACCTGACACGGTAACCGATATGTTTGCAGCAATGCGAAATTGGAAACCTCGTACAAAAGCACCCATACATGGGATTATGACTGACAGCCTTGCCGCGCTCAGTACTTCTATGGAAATGGATAATGAGGATGGCGACAAAATGGGAATGCGAAGGGCTAAAGAGTTTTCCGAAGGGCTTCGCAAAGCTTGCCGCATCCTTAAACAGAACAACTACATTATGGCATGCAGTAATCAAATAAGAGTTAATGCGGGCGCCTCAGCATACGGGGAACAGTTCACAGTACCAGGAGGGAAAGCTATTGCCTTTTATGCTTCCGTACGATTACGTTTCCATAAGCCTGAGAAAGTGTTTAAGGAGGTTACTATTGCTGGCAAAAAAGTTAAAAAAAGTATTGGGATTGTAACTAAAGTAGAGGTGTACAAAAATAGCTGTGATTTCCCCTACCGTACTGCGGCTCTCTATATTATGGACAACTATGGGATAGACGACATTAGAGCCAACCTACAGTATATTAAGGATTTCACTAAAAATACAACATTTACAGTAGGTGGCCAAAACGTGGGAGTTTCAATGGAGGACGCTATTGCAGAGGTGGAAAATGCAAGGCTACAAAAAGAGCTGAAGGAGGAGGTAATTGACTTATGGGAAAGTATTGAGAAAAAATTTGAAATTTCGAGACAAAAGAAAGAAAGGGATTAGGCTATGGAAAAGAAAATTATTAAACTAAATGCCAGTATCTCTTTTACTGACAATAACCCAACCTTTACAAGTATCAGAAAGCAAAAAAGAGAGGAAACGATATTTAAGGAACATTTACTAAATTTAGCAAATTCCTACCTATCTTTTGAGAATCTTAATACGGATATTCCAAAAAGGGAAATAGAATTTAAAAGGCTCAACAAAAAGTGGATTGAATACGTAATGGTTTGGAATAACAACCCCCAGCATGTAGTGCCTTTGAGAATCACTGATTTTGTTAATTTGATTAAATCACATAAAGCGAAACAAAATGGAGAGGACAAATAAAAATAAGGAAGGGTTTAATGTTCTATGTTTAGACCCTTCCAGCACTGCATTTGGTTGGAGTGTTGTACGAGGTACGGAAGTGATTGCTTGTGGTTGCATCAAAACAGAGCCCAGCAATAAAAAGCTAAGAATACGAAAAGGAGACGACCGTTGCCGCCGAATCACTGAGATAAACCTAACATTACACGAGGTAATAAAAAAATTCAAAGTGGCTTATATTGTTTCAGAACAACCGCACGGAAGCCAATCCGCTGTATCCGCAACAATGATGGGAATTATGTTGGGAATTATTCAAACTATTTCCGATTTTACCAACATAGGTTTGGAATGGTACAATGAAGGCGATTGCAAACGCTGTGCCCTTGGGAAATCCTCTGCTACTAAAAAGGAAATGATTGACCGAATGTCCACTTTATATGAGGTGGATTGGAAAGGCGCTGCTTATAAGGATGAGGCAATTGCGGATAGTTTAGCAGTGCATTACGTAGCCCGTAAAAACTCGGCTATTTTTAAAGCCATGGGAATTAAGTAACTTTTAAAAAGTGTGATTATGGTAACTATATCAGATAGAACAATAATGCCTTTTGGAAAACATAAAGGTGAAAAACTTGCAAATGTCCCAGCCTCTTACTTGCTTTATTTACTGGATAATGGAAAATGTTACGGAGCCTTAAAACAGTATATTGAGGATAATAGGGACGTTTTAGAAAAGGAGGTAAAAAATGATTGAAAAATTAACACTGGAAAACTTTCAAAGCCATAAAAATTCTATTCTCGAATTTGACAAAGGCATGAATGTAATAATAGGTCAAAGTGATAGCGGGAAAACCGCTATTATTCGAGCTTTAAAATGGGTTACTACAAATAAACCAGGCGGTGATGATTTCCGAAGTAATTGGGGAGGGGATACCATCGTTTGTATGGCTACGCCTACCAATACAATTGTAAGAGCTAAAACAAGTAAGGAAAACAGTTATAAATTGGATTCTTTAGAGTTTAAAGCATTTGGACAGGATGTTCCTGTTGAAATTCAAAATGCCTTAAACATGTCAGAGGTTAATTTGCAGCAACAATTGGACAGCCCTTTTCTACTCAGTGACACAGCGGGAGCCGTAGCTAGTCATTTTAATAAAATGGCTAAATTGGACAAAATAGACCGCGCCACTTCATTCGTAAATTCGGAAATCACCAAACTAAAGCAATCAATTAACACATCCCAATCTATCATTGATAGTAAGGAAACAGAATTGAAAAGTTTTGTGGATTTAGCTGCTTTTGAAAGAAAGTTAGTGAGAATTGAGAAATGGGAAACATTTTTAAAAGCCTTACAAGAAACAAAAGCCAATTTGATTTATACTATAAGCAGGCTGGAAAGAATAGAGAGTTTAAAAATTAGGTACGAAAGTACTATTTCAATCGAGGAAAAAATTGTGGAAACGCTTGCTTTGTATGAAAAAAAGAATGTGTTAACCGATAAATTCCTAACCCTTAAAAAATTATCCATCACCATTTTCAATAAACAAACTAGTATTGAAAAGGCGGAAAAGGTACTTGAAATTGAATCCGACTTGAATAAATGCCTAAATATGTACGTAGAACATGAGGAAACGGTTAAATTTTCAAAGGAAATACGGAGGCTTACTATTTCTATTGAAAACAATCTATCCAGCCAAAAAACCACGTTAAAATTGGTTTCGGATTTAGAAATTGAGTTTAAAGAGAATTTCCCGGACGTTTGTCCACTTTGTGAAACCGAAATAAAGCACACACATGGAAAGAACTAAAAAAACAGAAAGCAAAAAAGCCACAGCCATACTCACTGCGGATTGGCATTTAATGGAAACAAATCCTGTGTGTAGAAAGGACAATTTAACTGAAACGCAATGGGATAAACTGGATTTTATTAGTGAGTTACAAAGGAAACATAATTGTCCCGTGTTTCATTCTGGAGACTTGTTTGATTTTTGGAAACCGTCTCCTTACTTACTCGCAAAAACAATTGAACATTTACCCAACCGCTTTTGCACTGTGTATGGGAACCACGATTTGCCGCAACATAATATTGAGTTGGCAAACAAATCAGGTATTTACGTTTTGGAGAAAGCTGGATTTTTGCAAGTGTTTCAAACATGTCATTGGTTGGAAACTCCTTATAAGCCTAGTTGGCAGGGTAAGGTCTCTGAAACTGTAGAAAGAAACGTTTTAGTTTGGCATATAATGACCTATCAAGGTGAAATTCCTTTCCCGGGTTGTGAAGCTCCTAAAGGCGCAAAATTACTGAGACAATACCCTCAATTTGATTTGATATTAACGGGAGACAATCACAAACCATTTGTGGAAGAGTATGAGGGCCGATTACTTGTAAACCCGGGCAGTATATTTAGGACCACTGCTATTCAGCAAAAACATAAGCCTAGAGTTTATTTATGGTATGCTGAAACAAACACAGTAACCCCAATTTATTTACCAATACAGGAGGATGTTATTTCTAGGGAACACTTAGAAATAAAGGAGGAAAGGGATAGTAGAATAGACGCTTTTATTTCCACAATTAATGAGGATTGGGAGGCGGAAATGTCATTTGAGGAAAATATTGAAAGGTTTAAGGACAGTAATAAAATTAAACCATCGGTTATGGACATTGTATATAAAGCCATTGAACATGAAAAGAACTAAATTCAAACCCATGAAAGACAGCCCAGAAAGGACTAGGTTAATTAATAACGTAATTGCACACAATAGCTCCTTAAAAGAGCTGGCAAAAACTTGGAGTAATGCTCGGTTATTGGCAAATGCTAATCCTTTGGATAGAGAGGAATTGAGAAAAGATTTAGAAACCCAAAAAAAGTAGAAATTATGGCACTAACGGAACAACAGTTACTAAAAAAGAAAAAAGAGATTGAGACAGCAAAAATGGAATTATCTGAGCTAAAAGGTGAGGAAAAGGCTTTGTTGAAACAGTTGAAGGAAAATTGGCAGTGCGCAACACTTATAGAGGCCAAAAAGAAATTGAAAGAATTTGAAAAGGAAGCGGAAGAACTTACCACAAAAATTGAGGAAGCTACGACCGAACTAGAGGAAACGTATTTAAAAGAGGAGGTATAAAATGAACAAATTTACATTATTTTTTTATTTAATTACTTCCGCTGTTTTGGGGTATTATGAGGAGGAATTAAAATGGTATGAAGCTAGTTCCTTTAAAAAGCTTTTGTTTACATTCGCTTTTCCCTTTTTGTACTTGTTTGCATTAATTGTAGGTTTATTTTGTTTAATCGCGGACTATTATGACTACAAAAGAGATAAGGAGTAGGTTGGAAAAGCTAAAAGGCAGCCATTCACAAATTAAAATGGATATTACGAAAGCCACAGAACAAAAGGAAAGTAATACGGTAAAGCTTTTGGATACTGAGCAGGCAAAGGAAGTCATAAGAGAGGTTGGAATAAAAACGCAACAGCAACTCCAATACCATATTTCTGACATTACGAGCTTGGCTCTGGAGGCTGTATTTCCTAACCCGTATAAACTGGAAGTTGAATTTGTACAACGTAGAAATAAAACGGAATGCGATATCTATTTTTCTAGGGATGGAAACAAAGTTGACCCACTTTCCGCAAGTGGTGGCGGGGCTGTAGACATCGCGGCTTTTGCTTTACGGATTGCAAGCTGGAGCCTCGAGCGTCCACATAGTAGGAATGTTATTATATTGGACGAGCCAATGCGGTTTGTTAGTGAGGGATTAAGAGAGCAGGCCTCACAAATGATTAAGGAGGTTAGTCAAAAATTAGGGATCCAGTTCATAATAATTACGCATGAACCTATTTTGGCAGTTTACGCGGATAGAATTTTTGAAGTAAAAAATAGGAAAGGAATTTCCCGTGTATCAGTGCAATAATAAAAAAAGAGGGCTATTTAAAAACAGTCCTCTTTTTTATTTCAATTATTTACTATTACCTAAAAACTTCCGCCCAGCTTGCTTTTTGCGCTGCAATTTCCTCCTTAGTAATAATACCATCCTTTGCAAACTCTGCCGCCTCTGCCATTGCATGCGTCAAGTCCTTAACAGTTTCCAAAATCTTTTCAGCTTTTGTAGGCTGTTTAGTTAATAAATAACCTAATACTTTAGTGAGTATGTACGCCAATATCTCAGGCAAATACTTTACTAAAATATGAATTGGAATCATTTTTATCCATCTCATAATCTAAAAATTTATTTAATTGTTAATAAAATTGCAGTTTGTCCTTTTACGACCTCTCGCAACATGTCCAAAGCTTCGGTGGAATATTTTAAATCCCGTTTTCCATCCTTGTCCATATCACTATGAGCCAAGCCCACACCAATACACCCTTCCAAGTCTTTCACATAGTTAACTATATGAATCAAAATACCTGTCCTATCTGTTGTGCCTACTACCAAAAAAGTATTAGGGTGTTTCATTGAATTATTAGGGATCACCACATAATCACCAGGGAAAACACTGCTTTTGCTTTTAGTGTTATTAACCCAAGGAAGCTCTAAAGTACACAAACTTAATACAAAGATACCATCCTTATATACATCCATTGTTCCTAGTGTGTGGAAATCATTTTCCAGCTTTCTATTCAATACTAGTTTAATCATAATTTTTACTTTTATCTGATTTCTTTTAAATTTATAATACCCCCAGAGGTTGCATTAACAGTGCCTACTCTTATAGCGCAAACGGTTAAAATATCACCAACCGTCCCAAGTGCATTCAAAGATAAAGGAATTTTATCAGTAAGAGACTTTGTGGAGGCTCCCGCTTTGCTTCCTCCTGCTCCTGCATAACCTGACGCAATCACATGCCCTCCCACCACTGTAGTTGCTGCAATATCTATCTCAGTAATACTATTTGCTGAAACACTTGCAAAAGCCGCTCCAGTTAATGCCGGGTTTACTCGTATTTCCCAATAAATTGGATTATCATTTAAAAATTCCAGCACACTAGGTAAAACTAGCCCTCTATTAATTACTCCATTAAACAGTGTTTTTACACGAATGGAAAATAAAGGAATTAATGTGGATGATACTGTTTTTTGTAAAGCAGCATTTCCAGCAGTAAAAGGAATACCTGCCATTTGTTCTAAAGTTCCCCCTCCTTCACTTTTTACAGTTGCACAAATAGCCACCATTTTCTGGGTTGCGTTTAATGCTGAAACAAACTGAATACCTATCCCATTTGCTTCGTCACCATACCCCATTTCGGTAATTGTATTTTGCGCTGTATTATACACTCTCCAATAAATAGGAAGGTTTGCACTTTGCCAATATCCCATTGCTCTTATGTTGTCATTTGTGAGTACGGCAATTACTTCCGCTAAACCTCCTCTATCCAATGCAAATCTAATTTTACCAACTTTTAATGATTGAAAATCCATTAATAAAATTTGTGAGTTTTGCCAAGCCACCGCCGCATTTATTGGAATTTGTTGCACTACCACGGCTCCTGTTACTGAGCTACGTAGGAACACATTTACCGTTCCTGCTAAATTAGCCTGATTAATTACTCCCGTAATTGCAATGAATTGAGAGTTTCCAGGAGTGTATGGGTTATGCCAATTTTGACGCAAGCCTCCTGAATTGCCAACAAGTACGTTATTGGCTGCCAATAAAACGTCTCTCGAATTAGGACGGTGGGCAACACTTCCAGCTCCTTCGCTTATGTTATCAAAAATAAGAGGCTGCAAATCATAGATAAATTCCGCATCAAATCTTTGGTCAGTATTACTAATCCTAAGCCTTTGAAAGGCATCATTATACATGTTGTCAGCTCTGGAGGTTGTTACTGTTCCACTTATACCAACTGTTCCTGATACTTCCGCAGTAAGTGCTCCACTAGGGTTTACTTTTACATTAACAATATTACCACCTTGAGCCGTGCTAAATCCTGCAATCATTGATTTTGTCACCTGTGCATCGTCCTCCTTATCTAAATTATCCAATAATCTGTGTGAACTAGCTTTTGAGGCATAGGGATTTAATATAGTGGATAACATCATTATATTTTGTGCAATACCATCATTTTGGTAAGTCACTTTTACATAGCGCCTATTTCTAGGGAAAGTAAATGTTTTACTAACTCCCGCCGTAATTGTGTAAACGTCTGGATCAGGATCGGCAGTGATTCCATCCATACTCCACCAAACTTTTAGCCCATCCGTTACTGAGTTCCTATTTGTGTAAATTGTTACAGTTACTTCCGAATAATTTAAAGCATCCTGCCAATCTCCATTAAATACACCATTTACCCCCAGTAAAACAGTAGTGGAATTATGAGAGCAAACATGACCTGTGGCAGCAATCATAACCTCCGGTTTTCCCGTATGTGGATTGATCTCTATAATGTTTAATTCATAAAAGATTTGTAGGTTATCCAAATCTTCCATTTCTGTAGTATCCCATAAAAGAGTTAAAACATTATTTACCACACTGCCGCCTTTAGTAGGATCGGCAAAATTATAAAGGATAATGTTTCTGGTTACGTTTGTAATCAGTAAAACACTATTTAGGTTAATTACTGGGAAATCTGTAAACGTTACCGTTTTTGCAGTTTTATTAAAACTGTAATTTTCTATTTTTGTTTTCATAATGCGACCGAATAAGCAATTACCATATTATAATCTACTACCCCAGGAGGGCCTGGAATCCCACTGGAAACGGTCACTGTAACCGTTTGTATTATGGGAGTTATTGTGATCTCAATAGTTTGTTCCATTATTTCTTAGATATTACCTCACCTATTTCCCATTGTCCGCCTACTACTGTGAGCCGCAAAGGGGTTGATGTGAATTTAATAAAAAAATCAAATAAGTATGTACCCGCTGGGCAGAAATCTAGGATTTGCTCATCCAAAATAAAGCGGTAAGGAGGTTCAATTGTTACACCATCCAAATGCGTGTACTCTTTAATTATCGCACCATTTGCCGTGTGTCTTAATTGCATTAATATTTCCGCTCCGGTTAAATCATTCGCGGCAACAGGGTTAAGGTCAAAATTAACCTTTCCGTATGTGTTGTTAATGTGCCCGGGCTCCAAATTATAGTTCATTACCATATTCCTTATGTATTAAAATTTTTTACTAAGTTACTGATAAAATTAATGCGGTTAATGGAATTGCAATCCCAAAGACAATTGATATAATAGTTAGGTAACGCATCCTATTATCCCTTTGCTGTATTTTTGCTGTTTCATTTTCTGCCTTGATACGTTCTGTTATATCAATTTCCAACATTGTTTTGGCTATAGCTGAATAACTAACGGCTAAACTATTTAAATCCTTTTCCATTCTGTTAATCCTTTCATTATTTTCTAGTACCTGCTCAATTAAACCCGCTCTGGAATCACCATCCAATATTTTCTCTATTCTTAATAATCTATTGCTTTCGCTGCATTGATGTGGTGGCATAAGTTCCTTTTTATTTACAATTGTTAATATTATTTTTACTATTGTAATCCTAAATCAGTTAACGTCCAATTGTTTGGACTTCCTGTTAATATTGCTAAATCATCCACAGAATCCGCATTATGGTAAGCTGTCACAGTACCTAGTGCTACATTTGGTTTCAATGTTTGTGCCGCCCATCCAATAATAGTATTAGACCAATTAAGAGTACTTATTGCATATGCTGCGGATTGTTTTTGGAGCATACCTGAGGCTGTTAATACGTTGCTCATGTTCCAAGTTGCCAAAGACTGATTAAAAGCGGTAGCATAATTAAACATGCTTCCCATAGCAGTAACCGCACCAGTATCCCAACTATCCATAGGTTGATTATAGGTATAATTTTGCCTAAACATTTCTGCCATTGAAGTTACTTTTGAAACATCCCAACTATTTATATTTTGATTAAATCCCGATGTCATAAACATTGCCGCCATTGATGTTACATTTGAGGTATCCCACATTGATAAATCCTGATTGAATGCCGTTGCACCTCTAAACGTCTCCCGTAAGTTGGTTACTTTGTTTATATCCCAATTATTTAGAGGCTGATTAAATACAGTGGCATTTAAAAACATATAGGAAAGGTTAATTGTAGTAACACTTGCAGCGGCTCCCATTGTTGTCCAATTAATATTACTATTTTGTCCACTTGCTGCAAACATATAGGACATATTTGATACCTTACTTATATTCCATGCACTTAAATCTTGGCTAAATACAGGGCAGGATTGGAACATTCTTTCAAAATTGATAGTAGAAACGCTGGCGTCCGTTCCTATATTTGTTAAATTAATTGCACTGTTTAAAGCCGTGCACCCGCTAAACATATACCCCGCTGTTGTTAGTTTATGACAATCAAAATTTATTGTTTGATTAAATGTGGAACAACCATTAAACATTCGTGCCATATTAGTCACTTTGGAACCATCTAAAATAACCACCCCATTCATAGCTGTACATCCATTAAACATATATGTCATTGAAACGCTTAGAGAAATGGAAGCAAGACTGTTAAACGTAATGTTACTATTTAAAGCGGTACAACCCTGAAACATGTAACCTAAATTTGTTGCCTTTGGTAAAGTCCATGTAATAGGTTTATTAAACGCATAACAGTATTGAAACGAGTAATCCGATACAGATAGAGCAATAGGATTCCAACTACTTATTGGCTGATTAAATAAGGCCGCCCCGTTAAACATTTGAGACATATTAGTAACCTTTTCAACATTCCAACCGCTAATATTTTGATTAAACGTACTACTGGATATAAACATTTGAGACATAGATGTCACATTTATAGTGTTCCATGTTGTAATATCCCCATTAAAATTTGGACAAGTTGAAAATGTTGAGGACATGTTTGTCACTTTTGAAGTATCCCAACCACTTAAATCTTGGTTAAAGTTGGTACAACCTTGGAACATAGAAGATATATCCACCAAAGCATTCATAGTAACTCCCCAATTGTTTAAAGGTTGATTAAAGGCAGCACATCCGTTAAACATAGATTGAGCATTGTTTAATTTTGTTATGTTCCAACTTCCTATTGGCTGATTAAATACGGAGCAACCTTGAAATATTCCTTGCATGGCAGTAACATTGGAAACGTCCCATCCACTTAAATTTTGGTTAAAATTAGTCCCTCCAAAAAAACAATATGACATGGATGCAACTTTTCCAGTATTCCACCCACTAATATCTTGGTTAAAAGCAGGAGTGCTACTAAACGCACTTGTCATTGTAGTTACATTAGAAATATCCCACGTATGTATGTCCCCCCAATCAGAAATTCCTACACATCCACTAAAAAGTAAATTTATATTTATTAAAGATTTTGCATTTATTGTACCATCATTTGGGATAGTTGTTAAATTTGCAGCGCCGTAACAATTTAAAAAGGTCAGGTTTACCGACCCAAACTTTTTTACTTTTATTATTTTTAATTTTTGGGCTCCATTATTTATATTTAAGCCACTAAATATACCTCGTATTTTAACCTCATAGTTGCCTGCCAGTACATAAGAATGTGAAAAATTAACATTATTATAGGTATTGGCATAAACTTCTGGGGAACCATCTCCATAGTCTATAAAACACGCATACGTTTGGCTCCCCGATATATTAGAGGTTGGAATTGTTATGCTTTCATTTGGAACAGTAGTTTTCCATTCCATTACAAATGGTTTACTACTGAATTTATATGAGTTAATTACATGCATATTATAACCAATAAAAATTAAAATCAGGAAATATATTATCGTTAATGTATAAAAGCTCTCTTTCCTGCCTTGTTTCTCGCAAAGAGGCTTCCTGAGCTTGCCGTATTGTACCCTCGTTTGTGGAGGCAGTCAAATCCTTTACACGCTGCCAAATTGGGTACGCTGAATCAATAAAAGTACCAAAGGCATTATTAAAATTGGAAATAACTTCATTTTTAGGAATTAACTGTAATTCATATTCAATAATAGCTACTTTTAAAGCTGGGAATTTACTGCTTTTTTGTTCTGTTAAAATAGTATTTATATGTATTGTGTACTCATTAATATTATAGGAAGGTTCAACCTCCTTTACAATTTCAAAGTATTCCAATTCCTCTGCTAAATTAATAACTGGTTTAGTGTCAATTCTAGGGTATTCCTCAGTGATATATTTCCCAGTTATTTTATTATATTGTATTACTTCCATTTTATGTTCTTGTTATGTTTAAATATCCTTTTAAACCTGCTCCTTTTATTGTTGCGCCACGCTGTGTTACTATAGCTGTTAATAAATCACCTTTTACAAAGGTTATAGTTCCTGTAAGTACATAAGGGGTTACCGCTGTTATTGATGTCAACGTCCCTGCATCTATACTTACTAAAGTAGTAAATATTGACACTCCATTTTTATGAAGGTCCACTATTAATGAAGCCCCCGTAGGTGCTGTTGCTACAGCAATAAATAAATCGGTAAGAGTACAGGCATAGGGCATATTAAATTTGTCCCTAGTTCCTAGCTCTATATCGGATGAGTAGTCAGACAATGCGAAGGAAAAACAGTCTTTTAAATACGTAGGATCTAAGAATGCTTTAATATTATTTTTTAAAGTACTCCATTTGACCTTTGCCAACCCCCATGCACCTAAAGCACTATTTGAAATAGGAATTTCATCATTGTCCTCAATACTCCCTTTCTCAGTTGCTCCGTGTATATCACTTGCTAACCCACTTGGAATGGCTCCACTATCCACCCATGCTGTTGTATCTACATCCCAAACCCAAATCGTATCTGTTTCCCCAACTACAGCAAACCAACCAGCCTCACCTACGGGAATTGCTGCAATTAAATCGGCTTCCGTTGGAAAAAATCCTTTATCATTTGTGCTTTGTGTTGTTCCTAAATAGGGTAGCAAGTTCCAAGTTTTTACTCCGTCACCTACTTTCACTTTATTGGTAACCTTTTCAAAACCTTGTTCACCATCTGATAAAACAGGATTAATAGTGGTCCAATTAGCCGCTGTGTCTCTCCTTATTTGTATTTTTGCTGCCATTATGCACCTCCTGAGTTAATAACATCATTTAATTGGTAAACTTCATCCGCGTGACCTCCATCAATAAATTGATCTCCAGTGGCTTCCGTTCCTATTTTTTTCATCACTCCATTTTGTATTTGGTAAAAGTATGCTTTGTCACTAGGATAATAAAATGCTAAATCAATCCATAATGGAGACGTGTTGAGTAAGGCTAAAATTTGTGCCTCAGTTCCGAAATTGTATTTAGGTACTAAAGTAGCTGCCATTGTGTCGTTTCTCCTATTATATTGTTCACTGTATTTGTGTTTATTTGAGAATTACTCACATTATAAATTTCCTGCTCTAAGCTAAAATTATTTAATTGCAAGCTAGATAAAATTCCCTTTGGTAGTATATCTCCAAATTGAATTACATAAGCAAAAGGGTCGGTTATTTTTTGTGTGAGCGTGTTAATTGGAAATAAGCTGTCTATCCCAAATTTTATGGATACTACTCGAATTATATCCCCTAAATTTAAAACTATGTTATGAAGCTGTATAAATTGTTTATCCAAAGCAGATTCATAAGCCTCTATTGCCTTTGAGTACTTTGTTAGGTACTCCTGTGTGGCGGCTTGCAATCTAGCGGCTGCCTCAGTTACATATACGGGTGGCATTACTATATCGAAAAGCTTGTAAAGATCACCTACCGCGGGCTTTGCTATGTCATTTGGATAATCTCCACTTTCATCGGTTACTATGTCCATCGTTATTTGATTTGTGGCATAATAAGGGATAATAGACACATTGAAAGTTTTGCCAATTAAAGTGCCTGTTAGGAATGTTATTTTTGGAGGTATCCCTGCCACTAAATAGTCATTAACCACAAAATTTATCGTAGGATCGTAAAATATTCTTTTGTTTGAATCAATATCCGTCACCGTGCCCGTAAATTCGGGTTTAATTTCATCAAATTCCTGCACACTCTCAATTCTACCATATAAATTCACATTGTTTTCCAACTTGCTGTCTCCATCTACTCCTACAAACGCCAATCTATTCTCAGTGAGTAAAGGACTGTCATAAGTGTCTCCAACGTCGGCGGTTCTTGGTGGAATGTTTTCAGTACTACCATACCCATATACGACAGTTTCCACATTCTGATTTTCTACTCTAAATCTAGTAAGAGACGCCAACCCTGACAATATTCCTACATGTAGCAAAATCCCAGACGTGTAAGGCTTTTTATCAAAATGTAAAACATTACCATCCATCCACCAATCGAATTTCAACAAAGTGCTTAATTGTGTGATTGCTTCAAAAATATTCCAATTATTAAACGACACAGTTTGCGTTTCCGTACTTTTCCAAGTTCCTGCACTGTAGGTGGCTCCTTCTCTGTTTAAACACTCAACTATAAAGAGTAAGAATGTATGAGCGTTTCCTGTTAATGGAAATTTATAATCCTTATACGTTTTTAATTCTGTTACGGTTTGCAAAATTGCTTTTGTTTTCCTTAGTTCATGTATAGAGCCTTCAAAAACACATTCATAATGATATTCCTCTGGTTTTTCAATTACATTAGGCTCCGTATTTATATGATACAAATACCCCGTTTTTTCCAAGTACACATAATCACCTATTTGGATGTCTACGTATTCATTTAGGTTAAAATTAAGTTTAATTATATCCTTAGATTGTTTTACCTGTTCTAACTCTGAGGTGTCCTCAGGTTTAACAGTGCATAAAACCACGCTATTTCTGTAAATGTTATATTCCATATCTTTTAAGAATTATCGGAGTAAATATAACGAGCGTCCCCCTCCATTAACGCCTTTTGTGATAGGGCTCCAACACTTGTAGGTGCCGCGTTTGTTCCTCCTGATAAATTAAATACTCTAGTATGAGGATCCGGTAATCCTAAATCCAAAACACTGGATTCTAAAATATAGTTTACTCCTGCTTCCGTAAGCTCATTGCCTGACACGTCAAAATGCCACGCCGATGAAACGGGGTTATTCATAAGAGTTACCCCCGCATTTTTTAACTCAAAATACATGGGTCCTACTAGTTGCGCTATTTGATTTGATTCCGTATTCCCAAACCATTTAATTTCCAAGTAAGCCTCTCCTACTGGGTTTAATGCTATATTCATATTTAAATCAGCACTTCCTCCTAATGGGCTGTAATAGGCATCTAATAAAACATGGTTTAACCAAACTTTAATCCAGACATTTGCCCCCCATGTCCCTCCCACATAATCAGGATGAATTTTATAAACAAGTGTGCAAGGTTCATTTATATATGCGGAAATAGTTTTACCATCCCGGGTAGTAAATATATCCGTAATATTAGCATCCACATATGCTATTTTAGTCTCCGTGTCACTTCCTGCCGCCTCATTAAATATTTGTAATGTCACAGTATAAACGCCTGCCACTTTGTAAGTATGTAATGGGTTTTGCTCTGAGGAAATCTCACCATCTCCAAAATCCCAGCTCCAAGTGACAGGCTCTCCCGTGGAAGTATCTGTAAATTGTACGGCAAACTCAATTATTCCCGTTAAAGGATCTCCCGTAAAATTAGCCACTAAATCAATTATAGAGGGTTTATTGGAATCCACGTCAATAATCACATCCACATTACCTGCTGCCAATGTATAATCGGATTTTGTGTACGTTCCTGAGTTAGTTACAAGCTGCCTAGTCCCGTCTCCCCAGTACACAATGGCATTTACTCCTTTAGTGTACTCCACAGATACTGAATTATCCACTATAACCGTTTTATACTTTACAGCATCGGGGTTAATATCTTTGAAGCCTAATTTAAACGAATAAATACTGTTTTGTTTTCTCACATTCACATTGCCTATAATTGTGTTTGAGCGGGTGCATGGGAAACACTCTCGCACGCTTAAAGAATCATCCCGCAAGGACAACACAATCACACCTTTATTATGAATGTAGGTAATTAGTGTTTGAATCAAATTGTAGGCGGCAACTGCATTACTAGCCTTGCAAATACACTCCATTACAAACTCTTTAGCCTCATAGCGCCTATTTAGTAAGTCTAAATCAATACCCGATTTATCCCTCCATACATAAGCTGTTTCCCTTTCTGCTGGAAAGCTCAGTGCCCCCGTGTAATCGGCTACAGTAATCCCAAAAAAGGATTCCATTTCTAGGTTATCTACATATACTTCCATTAACTTAATTTTTCATAGGTTTTACGTGTATTTGCGGCTATCTCAGGTAAATAATCCGTATTTAATTTTATTTGTTTCATGTATGCTAGGTTTTGCATTGCATAATCTAAGGCGTCCGCACTATAGTTGGCAATTCTTTCACTACTCAACATTAAAGCACTGATCCTTCCTACCAATTCGCTTCCCGTTTGCTCAGTGATTGCCGCCGAAACTTGTCCCGCACGGGAAACGGGTTCATTTATGGTGGGTTCAGTCACGGGCTCTGGTTCTGCATTGAATGCGGAATCAAAACCAGCCGCTGCCGCAGCTTCATCCGCCGCTTTGTAAGCCTCTAAAACCAATGGCTCGGCTGCGGCAATGTTATTATAAAATTCGCTAAGGGCATCGGTAACTCCTTGCTGTAATTCCGCGGCAGTGATCTCTCCCTTTGCATATTGTTCCCCTAGTGCTTTCGTTTTTGCGTTTAAAGAATCCAAATAAGGCTGTAGGAATGCAAATTCAATGGCATCCCGTGTAAAGCTTTCAATCATTTCGGAGAAAGACATCTCCAGAGCTTTCATAGCATCATCCCCGCCTTCATACATAGTTTGAAAAGCTTGTGCAATGTCATCCCCGATCCCTCCAAATATTCCTGAAATGTAATCACCAAACTGTGAGTAGGCGTCCGTAGCGGCATTGGTCATGTCAATCAAATTTTGTAGGCGCTCTTTGTCTTCTGCCGACAATTTTTGGGTATCTACAATTGACTGAAGTACTACAGTGTCTAAATCTCCCGCCGCGTCAATAACCTCAGGATATAATTTTAATATGCTGGCATACTCATCCTCTTTCCCAAAAAAGTTTCTAACTTTTCCTACATCCTTAGTTTTAATCACAACTTTTCCAAGTGCCTGCTCTAATTCTGTAGCCGCTTTATCCGCTGTGTTGAATATTTTAATTAGGTTTGCATTCTCTTTATTGATTCCCGAAAATGAGTATTCGGTGGCATTTGCTGCATTGATCCTATCTGTAGTGCTTCCATTAATGTCGTCCAATATTTCTGATTGTTTTCCCAATGCAAAATTATAAGCACTCAATCCCGCTAAAGCCGTCCCCCATTTGTCATCCGAAAAGAAAGTATTTCCTTCCTCATAAAGTGCATTTTGTTGAATCAGTGCTAAGTTTACCTTATGCAATTGGGATAATTCATTTACTAAAGCCTCTTCCCGTATTTCCCGGGCTTTCTTACTCATATTCACAATAGCCGTAAATACTTGCAAAGCTGCTCCTATTACTGCTAAAATTGCCGAAGCCTTTTCCAATGTTGTCACGGCGGCGGATACTGCTTTCACACTTTGAGCCATATTTATTAACCCACCTGTTGCTTGTACTACGCCTGTTAAAACATTTTTAGTACCTTCATCCAAATCCCCAAACGAGGTAATTAAATCATTTACTAATTGATTTATTCCATTGATTAACTCTAAAGAATCCTTCCACGTTTTATTATTTATTGTGTTTTCCTCTTCATAGTTTTTTAATTCGGCTACATTTTCCTTATACCTTTGTTGCAGTTTCTTCCATGCGTCAGCATATTGGTCCACTTTATCTCTTTTAAGCTCTGGAAGCTCTGGGTTAATCTGTATTCTTGTGGAAATAATTGCCGCGTCCGTTTGTGCTCTTTCTAATTCATCCTTTGCCAGCTTTCTTTTTTCCTGATAATACCACAATTGATTTTCCAACAATTTATCATTGGCATCCACTTGTAATTTATCCTCGGTCCCATACTGTTGTACTATTTCATTGATTCTTTTTTGATTCTCAATTTCCAAAGCTTTTAAATCCTTCTCTCTTTGCTTTTCTGCCTCTTCCGCTGCTTTCTCATCCGCCATTTTTTTCTCAAACGCTGCCTTTTTAGCGGCTTCCGCGTCTATTTCAGCCTGTGTAGGTCCTGTACTTGTGGAAGTTTTGTTTGCCCCTTTTATTATTGCATCATAATAAGCATTGATTTCCTCCCTCTCTTTTTTGAGAGCTTCCACCGTTTCTTTTACTTTATTAATTTTATCCTCATATGCCTGAATTGTAGAATTTATGTCCTCTTGGGAACGTCCTTCAAACTTTTTAGCCACTTCGGATTGTTCTTTCTCTAATTTTCGGATGGATTCTATTTGTTCCACCAACCTTGCGTTTATATCGCTTGTTGCAGTTTCTTTTGCCTGTAAAGCTATTTTCCTCTCCAATTCATCATTGGCCGCCTTTCTTGCTATTTCTAACTCTCCTTCCGATGCGGTTTCTAAATCAATTAAAGAGGTGTACTCAGGATTAATCTTTTTAAGTTCCTCTATTAATCGCCTTCTTTCCTCGGATTCGGGATTTGTCTTTTTTAATTGGTCGAAAAGGTTATTAAGATTGTCTTTCTCCACCACTAAACTCGCATTATATGCACCAATAGAATCCTCAGATATTTTTTGGATTTTTGTGCTCTCTTTTTGTGAATCAATGAATTTGTACAACAGGGGTAAAGCAAGTGTTAAGCCGGTTATAATTAGACCAATAGGATTTGAAGCAAAGGCGGCGGTCATATTACGCATACTTAGCGCGGCTTTTTTTGTAGCCATTGACATCATATTGGTTTTGGCAGCTGCAATGGCTTCCGCGTTTGAAAGCTTTATGCCTTCCATTGCTGCTAATTTCTTTTGCAGAATAGCCTCTGCCATTAATATTTTTTGGATTTTCTGTAATTGAATTTGTGCCATTGTCGCCACTTTGTAAGTAGTGAAAGCACCTACTAGCCATAAAATAGCCTTCCCAAAGCGTTCTATGTCTCCCGATTTAAAAGCCTCGTTTAAAACGGCTGCAATTTCAGAAATTGCACCTTTTCCAAGATCCCCCAACGGCTCAAACGCGGCAAGTATATTATTGGTTAACAATTTGATTTGGTGGTCTGTTGTTCCTACCACTTTCTCAGTTGCCGAAGCCGTAGCCCCTAGTGCATTATTCATGGCATCCAAATCCATCGCGGCACCATTTGCATTCTTTCCGGTTAGTGCTAAAGTAGCCAAAACAGCCTCACTACTACCTAATAATTCCAGTAGTTTATTTTGACTGCCTCCCGCTTGTTTCTCAACAGCCAATAAACCCTCTTGGAAAGTCATTGATTCTGCCCATCCATCGCCAAGTACTTTATTCATTCCAATCATTGCAGCTTTTAACTGAGTAAGAGCCTCTGGGGTTTTAGTACCCTGCTTGGTTAAACTCGCAATTGCCCCCGATGTTTCCTCAAAAGAAATTCCCATACTAGCCGCAATGGGAGCTACTTTAGCAATGTTGGCACCAAGTTCTGGGAATGTTGTTTTACCTCTTTCTACAGTCTTAAAAAAGATATCTGAGACCGAACCCGCCTCGTCGGCTGATTTTCCCCAAGCATTTAAAACAGTTGTGATTCCATCACCTGCCACCATCGCATCCACAAACCCTGCGGTACCTGCTCTGGCAGCGGCTTCCAGCACTTTCAAACCATCTGCACCGTCGTATCCTGCGGATACAATTTCATAGTATGCCTCTGCCAATTGTTGAGCGGAAGAGGCTGCTAAATCCTCTGTAGTGCTTAAAGCAATTAAAGTATTTTTATATTGTTCTGTGTTATCATTAACTTCCTTTGATATTGTTGCAATTTCACCTAATGCTGTTTCAAGTCCTGTGCTAAAATTAATAATAGCTTTTCCCGCCTCTGCTAAAGCGGCAACGGTTATGGCTGCTCCTACTGTTTTCCCAATAGTTTTAAATGTAGAATCTATGGAATTGCCTTCTTTGGTCACTGTTTTAGATAATGCCTCAACCTGTTGTTGCATCTTTTTAATATCCTTATCAAAACCATTATCTATCCCGCTGTTGAAATATAATCCAGACATTTTATTTTAATTTTTAAAGTAAGGCATTTGTTACAGCATTGATTTCCTCCTCTGCCGTATTTGGAGTATTATATTCCTTTGTTTTTTTACTTTCGTAGTCTATTGATGGAGCATCCAACATTCCTATTACAAATAGTATATATGGAAGTTTCATTATCTCTTTTATGCCCATCCCTGTTTTCTCCTGGTAAGCAAATAGCCTACCTAAGAATGTTTTTCCGCCTTTAATAGCGTGTTGTCCACCTTTGTTATCAATTTCCAATAGCCTAAAAAAAAAGCAGGTTCATCCAGCTTGTAAATTGTAACGTATAAATTTAATAAATGATAATGCCCACACTGTTTCAACTTTCTAACAAGTACCTTTTTAAAGAACCATCCAAAAGGGCGTCCGTTGACTAATGCCGTAGCCACATATTCATTAATAAGTGGTAATATTTTTCCTTGTAATTCAGAGTTATAAAAATCACTTACTTTTATATCCTCAGTGGCAAACTCTGTGAGCTGTTCCTTTACTTTACAAAGCTTCACATGTGTTCCCGTAGTAATATATTTAAGGTAAAAGGGGAAAACCCCTAATACCTTAAATCCTTGCAGCTTTTTACGCTCGTTTGTTGCTATGTCAGCAATTTCCAGTTTCATGTGATTATACGGCTACGGTTACTGTAACAGTCCATATTTGTGCGTCTCCATTTACACTTGTAACAGTGAAAGGAACTGGCGCTGTGTAATCAGTTGCAACACCTGAGCCAGGAGTTAATGAAGCACCCATGCTTACTCCTATTTCAGCTACTAAAGCAGCAGGAGAGGTCCCTGCTTCCACCGTAATTGCTACGGTATGGGCTACTGTAGAAATAACAGCGGCTCCAGTTTGCTCAGGAAGTACAAAGCTTGTAATGTCATTGGCATCCAAATTTTTCAAAATGTCATACCCATGATCCGCCAAATTAGCCTTAGTAGGTTTCAAAACCACACTATTCATTTGGTAATAATGCAAATCATCATCATTGATTACAGGGTAACCGTCAAATGAAGCCCGAGGGATTCTGTAAAGGACGTTTTTGTCCGATAGGAAAATAATTGATTTCTCAATTGACTGGTTTTGATTCAATGGCGCATCATAGCTATCCGCATCTACACTGGTAGACGCTGTCCCACCTGTGAAATCCGCGATTACTTCGGGACTTAAATCCGCTAATTGGAAATTCATTGTTTTATCACCCTTCATTCGAGAGCTTTCCAACGTGTCACCTAGTACGTTCTTGTAATTGCTCACACTTGCATCGGATCCGTTGAATTGTACCGAAGCCTCTCTTTGGCCAATCTGTATTTCTTTTCTGTTTAGCCCTAAACCGCCATCTGCGGCAACGTCTGCATACCAGAATTTTTTAATTTTTATTGATGTTTTCATCTTTTCAAATTGTTAGTTTAAAATTAATTTTTAATATAGCATAATGTTGGTGAATTTCTGGGACTGATTCAATGTAGGTTTCCCGTGTGCTTACTTCAAACGAATATCCGGGAGTTTTCAAAAGAGTAGTGGATAAATTGAATAATAGAGTTTCCAAAGCCTGTCCTTTTATTGCATCCTCATTATATGTATTACCTACGAATAAATCCGAATAAAATAGTTTTACATATAAAGCAGCATCCTGCAAAAACTTGCCATTAACTCCATTAATTAAAGTGATTACACAATCCTCTTTTACACTGTCAGTTGGGCGAGTGCGTTTATAAATACCCCCATTCAGTGCATCAATAGGACTTGCCTTAATGATTTTGTAAATGTCGGTTAATATCTCGTTTTGTGTTTTCATTTAATTTTGTTTTTCAAATTCTCCAATACTTGCGGCAATTCTCGTGCCATTTTCAATTCAGTTTGTTTTAGGACATTCAAATTATAGTAGTTTTCCACATATGTTGCGTACTCCATCCCTGCCACTACCAAAATAACGTATCCTTTAGTATTCTGGGAAATAAGTGAATTTAAAAACTCCATTCCCGTACGGCTTCCAACTTCTCCTCCTGTGTCAAAACCTGCATAACTTACAGGCTTTCCATTTTTCAAAATAACACCACCTATTGATCCTTTTAAGTTACTTGTTTGATCTGTGTAACCTGCATTCAATTTGGCATGGTTTTCTAATTCGGCTACCATATACTCTAAATTGTAAATTAAGGCAGCCTCAATCCTCTTTGACATTAAGGCAAGGTAGTTTATCACTTCCTTTTTATTTACAAATTGTAAAGCCATCACACAACTATTTTAACCCGCTTGGAAAGTAGTAAGTATTCTACATTTTGAATCTGAAATAAGCCCAATACATTTCCCATGTTGTCTTTTAAAGAAACCTCCGTAATACTTTGGATATTGATCTCAACAACTAAAGGAGAATCTACATAAATAGAGTAAGCAGCTTGTTTTGCCTGCCCATCTACAAAAGTCCTGTATTCCTTAGTCACTGTATTGAGATTACAAGGAAAATATTGGCTATATGTTTTACTAGCTGCAATTGGATTGCCATCTACATCCTGAGTGGATGCGGATTCCACTACAAACGCTATATAACCTGTTTTAACCATTGTAATTCTCTCCTACAAATCCAAATGTTCCTGCTCCAGTTAGTTTTCCATCACCATACTTTTTGTAAATTGCGTTTGCCGCGTCCAAAAAGTCTTTTTTCATCTGTAAGGCCTGATTTATTCCTACCTCCTGCTCTGTTATACTTGGTTGCCTAGAAAGGTATAAATATAAATCGGCAGTGGCTAACTCAAATGCCTGACTTTCTCCTATTGCTTTAGTGTAAAGCTCAGAACTAAGTAAAACCCGATCCACACAGGTTCTTTCGATTGTGTGGGTCGGGATTGGAAAGGCGTTTATGGATGATAAAACCTCTAAGATTGTCATGGTCTACCAGGCTACAGCGTTTACCTTCAAATAAAAGTTATCTCCATAAGTATCTACAACAGGGAAGCCTCTACCCTTGCCATATATCTTACTATAGGTAGGATCAATTTGAATGTAATTTCCTACAAGGAAAAAACTCTCAAATGTTTCTCTGGAAGGGTCGATTGTTGGAAGAGCGTTCCACTCAAAGTGGCCTAACTGTTTCACCTGTGAGAATACAGCAACACCATCCGAAAATGGATTACTAGTTGTTTTCACATCGTCCCTAGTTGCCCGGGTTGTCACTTCATCCACTACCTCAAAAACCACAGCTCCGTTAAAATACGAATCTAACATTGCATTAATTGCAACTAAGGTAGGAGGTGCCTGTGTTGAGTAAAGGTTTTGTACTAAAGTAGCACAGTATTTTTGGATTTGAGTGTTCATACGTACATAATTAAACCATTTTTTATTAATGGTAATCACATAGTATTTTTTGCCGTAGGTTTCTCCCAAAGTAATTGCGGATTCAATATCCCCAAGAATCTCGGCAGCAGGATTCGCCCAACTTGTTGCAACTGCATTTTTTTGCCAAGCACTCAAACCATAATCCATTGCAGTTATTCCCTGCATGTATGGAGAGTTAGCGGCTACAAAACCGATGTTACAAGCATTGGAAACCAAAGCCCATGATAAATACGACATTTCCGCCAACATTGCATTTCTGATAAATGCCAAATCATTTCCATAAAAATCAATTAACTGTTGGGCCACTGCTGGATTTTTCAATTGTGCAAAGTCCCTTTTCAGCTTTTCAAATTTTTCAATGTCGTCGGCAGTCATTTCCCTAGCCTTACCAAATTCTGCCATTTCACCGATCACTGATTTGAAACCTTGACGGCCTGCAACAGGAACGGATGATTTAGTAGAAATTGGGTCAGCAGCTTCATTCTGCAATAGACCATTGTTTGAAATTGTTTTCCACGTTGTTTCCTCTGATTTAACTAAAGGAAAGGCTGCCTGTGCTTTCGACGGCATAAGTGGATTATCATTGTAATACCCTGAAATATCCTGCATGGTAATCAATGAACCTAAGATAATTTTATTTTTTCCCATTATTTCTAAAGTTTATTAATTACTAGTATTTTACTTCCAAAATGCCTTTTAAAAGGGCAAGGTACACACTACCAATGCAGCTTTGCACCACATCGGCTCTTAAAAAAGCGTCAACCACATAAATAACCTGAGCGGCAGAAGGCACTTCAAAAGCTTCCTTCAAAATTGCATCAGGTGTATTTTTCAAAGCACTTGTATCCGCTGCGGCTTCGGCTGCCATTTCATAAATGAAGGCACCTTCCACGGGCAAATCAATTGCAGTCCCTACGGTGATTGTATCAATCCCGTTTGCGGTTGGAATTTCAGTGATTGCATAAGCTTTTCCACCTACAATACTTCCCACGAAATCACCCACTTTGAAATGATGGGTTCCCGCTTCCACTGGGATCTCAGTAGTACTAGGACCAGCCAATACTTTCGCCTGTTTACACACTGTCCGCTTCCCGTTTGTGGGTGCGGATAAAGGCGTACCTTCTGCCACTACATTTCCAACAACAAGTGTGGAGAGTACAACAGAAACCCCGCCCGGAACATCACTAATCCTATTAATGATATTCTTTTTTGCCAGTTTCTCACTGGTAGAGGTAATTTGAATCATTGTTTACAATTTAAATTTTTACTTTTTTACTTCATTTGCTTTTTTCAGAATCTCTCGGGCTGAGGCTAGGGATTCTGTTTCTCCATTCTCAACAGGGCGCTTAATATCACCGCCTGGTACATAAGTTGGTAACCCATGTTCCTTTGCTGCCTGTGTGAATGCGGCTCCTTGTGTTGCAACCTCTTGTAAATAAGTGTCAAAGTCGGCATCGGATTCAAAATTCACCTTATTAAATCCTGCCATTAAAGGCTTAGTGTAAAACTCTGGCAATCCTTTTAAAGACTCCTGCAGTTTTTCCAATCTACTTCCTACAACTTTCTCCTTCTTTAAGCTTGCAATCTCAGTGGCTAAAGGTGCCAGAGCGTCCGCAATTAATTTTGCCAAATCGGGTGTTGTTTCACCTGTTTTGTCTCCTTCTGCTTTCTCCTTTGCTTTCTTTGCCTCAGCCTCTTGCGCGGCTTTCTCATCCGCCTTGATTTTTTCAAGTTGTGTTTTGGTGTAATGGTTTATATTACCATCTATTGACTTAATGGCGGGCGCTAAATCAATTAAGGCTAAAGCTTCCTCCGTTGTAATAACGGGAACCAATGCTTTCGCCAAGTCTTCCAGTGACCTGTCGCTTACCGTTGAGGTTTTTTCCCTCTGAGCTTTTAATTTTTGTAGGATTTTTTCGTACATGACTATAAATTTTAATAATTGTTAATTTTTTGTAAATATAAAAAGAAAAACCAATGCCCGTAACTTATTAATACATATTTTATTAGGCAGGCTTTTTAAACTTTATTAAAAAATAATTTAAAAAATATTTGTAAAAAAGTTTTTTATATCAAAAAGGTTTATTAGATTTGACATGTATTTAAAATTTGAAATTATGAAAGCTTCCGAAATAATTAGTAAAGCAAGAATTAACGCAATCACATTCAATGCAATTGCATATAGTGATCTTCCTATCAATGATAAAATTAATGTAAAGAGTTTTATTAAAAAAAGTGGCGCTTTTAAAATGAGGCGTGTATTACATTCATTTTGGACAATTGACCTATATGAAAACTACAAATTAATAATGTAAACGCACTACATAAAACAAACTACCCTCCTTTTCATTTTAAACAATGGTTGGTTTATACTAGCTCCCAGTTTTAGGTTTGTTATCTGGGAGCTTTTTACGATTTAATACACTATTTTAAAATAGTGTATATTTGTTGTTTATTTTAATACGTAAAATGATGGCTGAAAAGACTAAAAAGGAATTGGCAGGTGAACGCTTGACAATCCAAGATTTGGATGGTATTGTGTTTATCTCAATAGAGGATTTAACAGAGGAGGAAATGGTTTCCTACAATGAATCAGAACCTTTAGAGTAACTGTAGAAACGTTTGGTTATACCCTTGCTTTATTACCTTAAATTTAGAGCCTTTTTGTAGTAAGTATTCCAATTCTGAGGAATTATGGAGGTTTGCTACTTTAGCGCCTTTCTTTGCATAGATAACAATTTGATAATACCCAAATGTAGGTTGAGGACGTGTTGCACTGGAAGAGAATGAAACCTCCATATACAAATCACCGGGTTTTAAATCCTTCACTGCATTTATTACCGTTTCACTTGCTGTATGCCTATACAACTTAAGGTCATCCTTAATTTTATTCTCATTTATAAAGGTGCTAATGTCGTTTACTTGCTTTTCTAAAATTCGATCCCCTCCATAATCTTTACCCATCACATATTTCCTTATAGATTTGTAGCCATTACCTACATAAAACTCCAAAGAATCTTTTACATCCTTATTTTGTTCCAAGTATGCGTCCCCCTGTTTATACCAATCCTTTAAGTACCATTCTTTTGCGCTTGTAATATTGTATAAGTTAGGATCGGCAAAATCTTTGTAAGTATTGAAATCAATTTCAGCCTTTTTAGGTTTTACACTGACTGTTTTATCTGCTGGAATGTCTGTGTTTGCTTCAAATGTTCTAGGAGGGTTTTTCCAATTCTCCCATTTGTTCTTATTGTCCTTTAAATACGTGTTGTAATTCTGTGGAGTGCCTTTTACCGCATTCTCACTAGGAGTATTTGGCTTTTCTCCAGCCAATATCTTTTCCGTATCTGCCTCCAATTCTGCTTTTGTTTTCAGTATATGCAGGCTCATACATTTGCAATTTACATGCCATTTACTCGTAAAATCAAACGTTTTTGGGTACCGCCCTTGTAATGCCGTACACGAAATCCCACCTTTGTCGTCGGATTCAACATGAGAAGGTGAAACTTTTATTTCTATTCCTACTATAAAATCCTGCTGCTTTCGTTTCTCGAATTGGCTACCCTCATAACTAAAATTTGTCTCGTTTCGAGTTAGCCTAAACGCATTTTTGTAGGAACTTCTATACCGCCCTTGCCCAGGGTGGTACGCTGCGGCTGCTTTGCTTAGTCTTAATACACCATTTTCTTTGTTCCTTACCCTGCGGAAAAGCTTATCCGGGTCATTTAAATACTGTGTAATGTTACGAGCTATGAAATCCGCACTTTTACCCTGTCCAATCCCTGCTTCCAGTGCTAATTCCAATTCCTGTTTAAACTGCTTAGTATTGTTCCAAACTTTGTCACTTAATCCTAATCCATTGTCCTTTCTCATTACAAAATTTTGACGGGCTGCGGCATTGTTGGAAAGGTATTTTGTGCGGTATTGTGCTGGCAGGTTTTTTAAGTCTTTTCCGTATATATTCTGGGCTAAATCATTATTTTTCTCCACCGCCAAATCCCACTCAGTGTTAATCCCTGATACTGTAGTACCATACACCTCATTATAAAGCGTTTTAAGGATGGCATTCACTTTTCGGTTGGCATCAGGGTTAGTCTGGAAATAAAACTCCTTATTATCGTTTAAACTGAGCGGTACAGCTATTTTACTAACCGCGGATATGGCATCCAAATACGCTTTTCGTACTTGTTTGCCATATTTGGCACTATTTCGGGCATGTAGCGCATCATATTGTAATTGGGTAGGCATTTCTTATTTATTGCATTTGATTTGCAGCCGCGCCGGCTTCCTCTTGAATCAATAAAACCTCCGCGGAAACATCGTCCACCACTCCTAATTCTCTTACCTTTGTATCTAATGACATTGCAGACCCTCCAGTGGATACAAATTCCGCACTTTCTTTTTTGGTTTTAATAGAGTAGGGTTGGATGGTGCTTCGGACACTGATTGCGGCAAATTCTTTTGTAAAGGATGGAAACAATACAGTGGCAAATCCTTTTACTATTAACATTTCATCATAAAACAATTTTTCCCATTCACCTCCTAAATCTCGGGCTTTGGCTTTAGCATCTGCAAAGATTAATTCTTTGTTTTCCGCGGAAGTATTTGATGAAATCATATTGGCAAAGGATGTGTCAGGCACTTGTATTTGTTCAAAGAATGCGTTTCGGATACGTTGGTACCTCGAAGTGATTGCCTTGTCGGCACCTTCCCATGTTACATCCTGCATACTGCCTCCTTTACCTACTTTAATAATTCGGCGAGCGTCGGAAGAACTTTCTTCCGTTGTACTTTGTTGCATTCCAGAAGTGTCTCCCATATCCTGTGTGAAAGTGGGCAGCGCATTACGTTTAATGTATAACCCTTGGTAACTTTCCATTTCCTCAAGTTGTTCCACTAAGTTTGTCCCAGCATCCCCTCCCCAAACAGGTTCCTCAATATTGCTATACACGGCAGGAAATACCTCTAGTGGTTTACTTACTTCGGTATTCACTGTCCAGTCCTCTAGTTTGTCATACATTATAAACTCTGGCTTTTCAGTGTTCAAATAAACGGCTAAATGGTCTTTATTTGCGGAATCTGTGTATCCTATTGAAAGTACTAATAGGTTTCCTTGTGAATCGTTTTGAGCGTATATTTTATAACCATCCTTTTCACAGTAGGTGGTGTGTGTTAATCTGTATTTACTTACAACGTCCTTAATAACATAGGGCTTTTCATACACATGCCATACAGTTGCTATTTGGCAAGAGGCATTTAGTTTTTTTGCACGCTCTATGTTTTCCGAATCCATGTAATTATCGGTCCTGTATATTTGTTCTAATATGTCAACCGCCTGTTTTTCTTTCTCACTGTCTCGGTCATAATTGTAGGACCTACTCACAGGAGTGGAAAACATAGATTGAGCAATCCGAGCCACCGCTAGTTTTTGCAAACCCAGGGACGTTCTTTTAAAATCATCCACTCCCTCTTTAGTAGGCTTGGCTGGATAGATTGTAGGATCCTGAATCTTATGTTTCATTGGATCATACTGCTTTTCCAAATCACTCCACTTTGGGACTGTATAACTGGACTTTTGTAACTCTGTTACTATTTCCGCAGGTGCTTTTGCCATTAATTCGGCTAGTTGTTCCGTAGTCATTGCTCAATCTATGTTTAAAATTATTATTCCTGTGGGATTTCAATTCCCATTTCCTCTGCCACTGCTTGTTGTAGGTCCTGCAAATCGGCATAATCTGCAATGTCAATATCCAATCCTTTTTCTTTTACAAAAAGCTGTAATTGGTCTAGCTCTAAAGCCGCAATAATGTCCCAAGCCGCTGAGGGGTCCTCGTCGGTTTTATCTTTATTACCGCCATCGGCTTTCTCTAATTGAGTGGCTTCTATTTTTGCAATTATCCACTCCAAATCATTCTTTTTGTTACCTGGAACAGTCTTTCCCACCACTTCAAAATACTTTTGGGTTAACTCACTGAGTACATTATCAGGTTTTGGTGGGATTAATTTATGGACTTTCTTACTACCTATTTTTGTAAGTTCCTCTTCCTGTACTAATTCTCCAGACTCCAGTCTGTAACGTATTTTCCTAGTACTGAAATCCTTGGCGGCTACTAAGATCACCACCTCTTTGTCTCCTAATAAGGCCTTTTCTTTTGGTTCAAATTTTGTTTCCATTTGTAATTGCTTTTTAATTAAACGTTTAAAAATGTAAATATACAGCTTTATTTTAATTAAAGTATTCCAGAGCTTTTTTGTATGCCTCTTCCGCTGCTTTAGGATTACCTGCCCCAAAGTAGTGTTTCTTGGCATAACATAATAAATCCACTGCCTCGTCATGTTCTGCATTAGGAAATCCACATACTCTATCCAGAAACAACCTATTCCATTCTCCTTGTATCAGTGTGAATCTGCCGCTTTCGATTGCTGGCGCCGCGTTTGTGAGTTCTGTTTCCTTACTATCTTTTTTACCCTCTATTTCTCGTACATTCAATGTGGTAAATTGTTTTAGCGTTTGCACTGTAGATTTTCCGCTGGCTTTTGGCTCTATCAATAGAGAGGACATGTGGCTGTAATTGTTAACTTTTGCCCACTCAGGTATGAACTTTGTTAAATCAGTGATTCCTAGATAAACCTCTCTATAATCCCAGATATAACAAATGCCTTGATATTCTACGGTAGCCATTAACCCTGTTGGGTCGTTTGTTGCTTCGCCATTCTTTTTAACATGTTTCTTTTCCTCGTAGGCAGTATCAATAAAGAAATTAAATACACTATTGCGGGCCATACATAATTCTCTGGGTAGTGTTCTAAACCAATTGCGCTTTATAATACCACCTTCTGGAGGAGTGGGTTCCTGTTGAAACTGTGAAGCATACCCATAAGAACCTAATTCCACCCGCTTTTCATCCAATATCTCTTTGCTCATACGTAATGGGTCCAGCAACCCATTAATATATCGGTCCTTAAGCTCAGGAGGGTTAACTAAGGCAGATACTTCGGCGGGCAAACAAATATGTTTCACTTTACGCTTTGCACTGAGACCTTTTAAATATGCCGTGCAATCCATTTCATGTAATCTTTGCATAATTAGGACATTGATACTATTGCCTTTTTCTACCTCTCTGGTAAACAATGTTTTCATATGAGAAATTGCCTGTTCCCTGTCAGGTTCGGAGGCGGCTTTCTGTATGTCCTGCAAATCATCCATTAATTTTATGTGGGCGTGTCGTCCTGTAATTGAGCTACCTGTGGAAGTTACATCCCTAGTTCCTCCTTTTGTATTCTCGTAACTTGTTTTGGCACTTTTATCGCCTCTCAGTATCACCTCTGGAAATAGTACTCTATATCTTGGAGAAAGAATAATATCCCGTGTTTTACTTGCCGAATCAATAGAGAGACTGGCAGAATGTGAGCTACTAATTACCCTTATTGAGGCTTCCACTGCCCAAATCCATGCAGGAAACATTTGTAGAACTATTGTAGTCTTTGTTGAGCCCGGCGGTACATTAAATATTAAATCATACGGCTTTTTTCTCCTATATTTCATGTAAGGCATTAGGATTTGTAATTCATCACAAATGTATTTTATATGCCAGTTGTCTTTAAATTCCTCCTGCACTACAACATCCCAAAAACTTAGGAAAAACTCGTAAAAAGAATTTAAACAGGCATCCCGTTCAATCGCTATTAAAGCATCCTTTAACTTTTTAGTCTCTATATTCATTTTTGCGGGCTAATTTTAAAAGAACCTTTTTTTCCTCTTCCGTATATGTTGAAACGTCCACAGTGGAAGTGAATGCTGCCTCTATTTCTACCTTGTCTGGAGAGTACCATCCCATAGCCTTAAATATTTCTCCTATTGCTTTCTGTTTATCATAGAGCTTTATTTTAACATACTCAACATCCACTAATTCTTTATTTAGAACAATCCGCTGGACTTTTGTGGAAACCTCTTGAATTGCCTTAATTAAGTGTGGGCGCTCTTTTCTGAGTTTGTTTAGTTCCTCTCTCGTAATCCAATCTTTCCCATAAAGGTCTCCCACGTTTCCGTAGGCAATGTTTTTCAATTCTTTCAATAAGCCTATCTTTGAAATTCCCACTTCCTGTTCTATATTTTCCTTAATATATTCAATATATTGCCGCAGGTACGGTTTTTTTAAGTTCTCCGAGCCAATGTTTCCGGCAGTGTCTTTGCTATATCCCGCCACCAATGCGGCCTTTGTACAATTCCACTCCCTAATATACTCATGGCAGAATATCCTCTGTTTAGGTGTCAATAGTTTTTCTATTTCCTTCTTACTGTATTTCCTCTCCAACTTTTCGGGTTTTTCCCGTTTGAACTTAGTCCGTATCATTTCTCTATTGTGTTACTATTGGTTTACTTAATTTATCCTTTTTTAGAATTGCCTTAGCCTCTTTAAGTAGGCCTACTATATGCTTTGCGTCAATCATTGATACCTCTCCTATTTCCGCAGCCTTTAATATTTCTTTGGTAGTGTATCGTTTCATTGCTTTTTATTTATTTATTTCCTGGGATTATTATATTAGCCTTAATTGTAGGATGTCCTAACAATCTATTTGCCTCCGTCCTGTGTGCTCCATCATATATCATATACCAAGAATTATGTTTGTGAGCCAGTATAGGCTTATTTAGGACATTGTCTGGGTTTACTTTCATGTAGTATTCTACTTTCTTTTTGTCGAGAGCGTGTGGCGTTTGTAATAATTGTATTTCCATATCCACGTCCATACATTGCTTTCTGGGCTCTGAGTAGAGGATAAAAGTTCCTGTGGCAAAATAACCTGTTTTAGCAGCAATTCCGTCCAGCAGTTTTTCTATTTCCATTTCCACTAAATCATAAATTTCCTTAATTTCCTTTTCCGTTCTGTTTTCTAGGCTTTCTATCATTATTTTAGGTTTTTAGTTTAGGTTGTTAAATGCTTCATAAATTAGGCTTTCTATTTTTTCTCTTCCATCAAAAGAATTATGTAGGATAATTTTTATATTGTTTTCGTAATCAATTTTGGGATGGCAGGCACATTTTGAATTATGGATATGGGAGTCAGTATCATTCGTGGGAATGATGTTTATGGAAGTAATTCGCATACTATCATTTAATTTTGTGTAAGTTCTCCAGCCCATTTGTAGTGCGTATTAAAATTATTTTGTAAAATTAATAAAAAATAATTAATAGGTGAGTGCGGATAAATAAAGGCTTTTACAAGGATTGTAAAAAATAATTTAAAAATAATTGTAAAAAAGTTTTTTAAATCAAAAAAGGTTACTACTTTTGAAGTGTCGGAAGCAATAAAGCAACCGACTAAATCCGACTAAAATGAATAACATTCTACTAACAACCAAAAAAGGAAATACCACCTATTATTTGAAAAAAGGGTTTGGGAACTGGTTATTATTCGAGCGTGTAATTACAACAGATAATAAAAACATAACCATGAAGGAAAACTTTTCCTTAAATACCTACACTAAAGAGGTGTACTGCAATAGAACAGGTGTGAAAACAATGGGCTTTAAAAGGTACCTTGCTTTAGCCCTTCGCATTGAAAAGATTTTTAAATTAAGCAGCTTATTGGACTTTTAAACTTGAAATTATGAAAACTCAAATTAGACAGGCAATAGAAAACATTATTGGAGAAACTCACTTATGTTTTACCGACGCCACAAGCCCTAAAAAAGAAAAGTACCGTATGAAATTTAGTTTTAGGACGGGAGATAGTGCCGTATTTGCAAAAATACAAAACCTTTCTACTCATATTATAAAGGTAGGAGAGGTACGTGGCTATTGCGGCGGAGTAACAGTGCATTTTGATTGTAAACCCTCACAAATTAAATTATAAAGCTATGAACGCAATACATAAGCAATTGGGACTAAAGGTAAAAGTCATAAATGTGAATAATGCCAAAGACGTGTTTTGTGGTAGAGTAACGTTCCAAGGACAAAGCACTTGGAAAATAGGAGAGATTTGCCGGGATTTTTATAAAGGCGATTTTGATATTTATTTGACGTGGGAGGAGGTTACTGAGATTAATGTAACTATTGCGAATCTAAGGGAATCATTATACTATTAAATTTTTAGGTATGCGGTGCTTTAGTGATAGTTCAAATTGGAAAAATACTTCGGGAGAATCATTTGTATTGATTACTAGCCCATCAGGAAAATCCATTAAAATACAAAAACATTTTATGGTTTATTTAGAGGCTGCGCAAAAAGCCTTAGTATATAAAGCGATTGGGAAAACTATTCCTAATAAAGCGTTTGAAATTGAGTTAACAACTGAGGAAATGTTATTTTTATTAAAATTATCTAGACTTTAAAACAAAATGAAAAGGAAAATTATTGAAAACCGCCGCAAAAAAGCAGGTGAAGTACTAAAAACCGTTGGTGTGAGCAAATACGCTGCAAAGAGACTGCAAAGAGTTAATTTAAAAAACGAAAATTCAGAGGAAAATGGAAACGGAAATGTATAAAAGGGAATGTAGGCTTTTAAAACACCAGTATGATTGTGATAGAATAGAATTAGATAAGGATTACGCTCTTTCACACAATACAGTAAAAGTTGGTGATGTTATTCAGGATCATTTGGGTTTTATTGAGGTTAAGGAAATTAGTTGGGGTGTGTCAATAAGGACGATCCTACCTGAATGTATTTATACAGGAATTGTATTATCAAGGATACAAATACCTAATAAAAAGTATGGAATACGTGTTATTTGCCAATCCAACATTATAAAATAGCTGTGGAAATAGAGCTGACAGAATCCCATATTTTAGTATATGAGGCTCATAGTAACCTCATAATTTTGTATAAAACTAAGGAAATGATTAAAGTACGGCATTGGAAATTTAAACGTTTAGTAACAATTACGGATTGGCTGACTGTTTTGGATTACATTGCTTTGGTTCATAAAATTTACCCTATTAATAAATTTAGTAAATGACTCCAGTCCTTTATAAATCTGCCGCATTGCATCACCCTAAAATAGGTAAAGAGGTAATTAAACTGATTTTCCCATGGGACAGTTTGCACCTCTCACAAATTAAAGAGGTTTTAGGACGGGCGTGGCATAAAGAACATAAGTATTGGACTATCCCATTAACCCTCCAAAATTGTGTGTGGCTAAAGGAATCTGGGTATATTATGCACCCTGATTTAAAAGCATGGGCGAATAAAGCCTACAAGCTCTCTAAAACACCAATAACCGATTTAATAATCCCAAATTTCAAATGTGATTTAAAGCCTTACCAAAAAGGAGGGATTATAAAAACAGTTGAGTGGAATGGGAGGATACTGATTGCGGATGAGATGGGACTAGGTAAAACAGTGCAGGCATTGGGATATTTACAATTAAATCCTACTTTGAGACCTGCTATTGTAGTTTGTCCAGCCACTCTCAAATTTAATTGGCAGAATGAAGCAAACAAATGGATGGATAATCCTAATACTCATATTCTTTCAGGCACTAAAGTAGACGGATGGGTCTATAATGACATCATTATAATAAATTACAATATCTTAAGTTTTTGGGTAAAGTATTTGAAAACTTTAAAACCACAGGTAATAATATTGGATGAATCTCATTATATTAAAAATCCTTCAACCAAACGTTCAAAGGCAGTCACTACGCTTTGCAAAGGCGTTCCACACGTCCTAGCCCTATCAGGTACTCCTATAGAGAATAGACCTCTGGAAATATACACTACAATTAATTTACTACATCCTGCATTATTTCCTAGTGCTTGGAAATTTAAACATAAATATTGCGGAGCTAAACACAATGGGTTTGGATGGGATTTTAATGGAGCTAGTAATATTGAGGAACTTTATCGTATTCTCACTGAAAATGTAATGATTAGGAGAAAGAAAAAGGATGTTTTAACAGAGCTTCCAGATAAAACTTATACGTTTGTTCCTCTCGAAATTACAAACCGCAGTGAATATAACAGAGCGGAAAAGGATTTCAAAAAATATATGATGGATTCCGTAGAGGTTGAGTTAAAAACAGAATTACAGCAATTTATGAAAAAATATGAAATTGAGGCTATTAATTTTGGAGGTCATGAATTGCAGGCATTGAAAGAGGAAAAGGCTGAGAAAGCCACTGCTTTAGCTCAAATTGAAATATTAAAACAATTAGCGGTTAAAGGTAAAATTGCAGCATGTATGGAATGGATTGAGGACTTTTTAGAGAGTGGAGAAAAATTAGTGGTATTCTGTGAGCATATTTTTATAATTGATATGTTAATGCATCATTTTGGGAAAATTGCTGTGAAAATAGATGGTTCAGTAAGTATGAAAAACAGAAATGAGGCGGTGGTTGCTTTTCAGAATAGTAAAAAAATAAAATTGTTTGTAGGAAATGCTGCCGCGGAAGTCGGTATTACTCTTACCGCTGCCAGCAATGTTGCTGTTTTAGAATATCCTTGGGCTCCTGGGAAATTAGCTCAAAGAATTGACCGAGTGCATCGTATAACACAAAAGAATGCAGTAGGCGTTTATTACTTAATGGCTTTGAATACAATTGAGGAAAAGATTGCTACAATGTTAGACAGCAAACAAAGAGTGTTGGATGGATTATTGGATGGGAAAGAAACTTTGGAAGTGGATTTATTCAGTGAATTGATTAACGAATACAAAAACTAGAAATTACGAGCACTTAAAACAAGGTTAGAATAATGGATATAGAGCAACTTTATAGGGATTTCAATGTACCTTATGTTACGGAAGGGCATAAGCACACTAGGCCCGGGTGGGTTAACACGTCATGCCCTTTCTGTAGTGGAAACGCTGGTTATCATTTAGGATTTAATACTACAGCTAATAATTTTGTTTGTTGGAGGTGTGGCGGGCACTTCCCTGAGGAAACTCTTTCAAAGCTTTTACACGTAGGAAAACAAGAGGCTAAAACAATTCTGAGGCAATACGGTGTATTAATTGGGAAAGTGCCAGAAATAGCCCGGAAAATGAGAATTAAGGCATTTAAACTGCCTAGTAATGTTACTGACTTACAAAAAAATCACATTCAGTATTTGGAAAGCCGAAATTTTGACCCAAAAAAGATTGTTTTTGAATATGATATTTTAGGAACTTCGGTAGTATCAATGTTGGACAAACTGAATTATAAACATAGGATTATTATTCCATTTTTTTGGGATGGCAAAATGGTTTCTTTTGATTCCAGAGACATAACGGGGAAAGCACTGAACAAATACCAAGCCTGCCCAGCGGATAGAGAATTAATAGGACATAAAGATATTTTATATGGTGCTCAGAATAAATGGAAGGAAACGGGTATTTGTGTGGAAGGGCCTACGGATGTTTGGAGGATGGGAAGCAATTCTTTTGCAGTCAGCGGAATAAAATATAAACCTAGTCAAGTGC